GCTCAGAGGGAGATAGATTGATATTTATCGCATCCTTACCTGCCGCACCGTCCTTACCTTTATACGATACGCTAAAGCTTGTAGTAGAGTTCGTGTCAGAGTATACTACAATCGTTCTAGTCCACAGATAAGGCTTCGTGTCGGTTGTCGCAACAACCTTGTCGCTCCAGTTACCTGTAGGTATTTCTGTTCCACTTGCACTTATCTGATATGTAACAGATTTACTGATGATAGTGACAGATGTACCGTCACTACCATCTTTAGCTCTTCTGCTTACCCTCTGAGAGGCATACAGATGTACTACCTTTGTCATAGGCTACCCTCCTTCTAATGAGTTCTGATATACTCTTCTAAAACATCCTTAGCTACAGCCTTCGCCTTCGTGCGCCATTTCTGCATAGCATCATACTCTGCTTCATGCTCCTCATCATCGGCATCAAGCTTTTTCCCATCTGCAATTTTGGCAAGATTAGCGAAATGGTTGTTGATTATAGCTTGCATCTTATCGGTAGGATAGACTGCCGTGACAATAGCGTCTATCACCTTGTCTCGTTCCACAGGCTGCTCGATACGGACAACATGTGCGGCATAAGCCATTCGGGTAGCATTTTTGCTTTCATTGCTATCCGTACCATTTGCTAACTCAATCTGCTCAACATCAAAGTTGATGCGAATATAATTACCCTCATACTCTATCAGACTAGGTGAGTAATCGAATGTAGACTTTCTAATTTCCATGATAATATCCTTTCTTTTTACAAATATTACACTTATGCTTTTGTTCCTACGATTCTGAAGTCAGGGTTGCCGCTCTGATTCATTCTACGCAACTTGCCCATGAATGGGAATTTCTTGTTGTCATAGCACCATTGCAACTGCTCTACGAGTTTCTTGTTATTAGTGAAGAACTTAAACTTCTGTCCGTTCTCCTCAACGCTGACAACATTACTCTTTCCCGATTTATGAACCTTGCTGTCTACGTCAAATTCAACATCAAGGAAAACGATAGGTCTCTCGGCAAAGTAGCTTGCACTCATTCTCTGACCCTCGAACATTTTCTTGCCGTTTGCATCTCTGTCCTCCATTTCTGGCATATCAAAATCTTCAAAACTATTCATTTTTGTTATCATTCTCCAAAGATTAAAACCATCGCAGTGCATCAACCAACCCTTGTAGCTCATAGCCACTTGGTATCTCCTCATAGGGTCTTTCAGGTTGTGCATCTTCTTTTTGAATTTCTCCTTCATGCGTTTTCTCAACAAAGTATGGTTGAAATAGAAACGGTATCCTACGAAATCAAGGAAATGGGATTCATCAATTATCTGCATTCCGATGTTATCGTGCAACTGCTGGTGCATAACTTCATCAGCATATTTCAATATGAAGTTGATGGCTTTCCATACTTCCTTTTCGTTTTTACCCAATATAATGACATCATCACAATATATTTCTACCTTAACATCAAATTTCCTACATACTAATCTACATAAGATACTCATGTAGAAATTGGTAAGGGTCTGAATAGGATATAGACCAATACCTAGACCTTTCGGTAAGGCAAAGATAACTTCATGCAAAAGCCTTCTAACGCCTTTATCGGTAAAGAAATCACACAGAGATTTGTATATCTCCTGCTGGTCTACGTTCTCATAGAATTTAACGAAGTCAAGTTTGCAATAGTACAATCTTCCACATGACTTATTCTCGTCTATCCATCGTTCAGTTCTGCGCTTCGCATAAATCATTCCTCTGCCTTTTACACTTGCACCACTCTCTATATAGAGAGCTCTTATAAGGTATGACATCAGAACTTGCATCAAGGCATGCTGCTCAACGTGGTCTGGGTAGTATGGAAGCTTATGAAGCTTTCTTACCTTACCGCAAGGGCATCGTCTCATACAATCGTGCCCTTCGCTAGTCTTGTAAGTTCCATCTATAAGACTTCTTTGTAATCTCAGAAGGTTTCCATTATAGTCCTTATCGAATATCACCACTCCCTTCTTTCCCTCCTTTCCCTTGCGTGATTTCCTTACCGCAATATTGAGGTTAGTCATATCACTAACAAGCTCTACTCTGACCTTTCTATGCTTCTTGCGAAGTTTAGCCTTTCGCTTATACGCCAGCTCTTGTGCGTCCGTCATTTTTATACTTCAACCAATATTTCAAAAATCGCTTTCCTTATCAATAGGCTTTCTACACTCTCGGCTCACTGACTTTCGGCACATACGTACAACTGTATCACTTACTTGCGAGAGGGGACTCTGTTGTAGTCGGACATACCCGACCACTCATACCCAACGCCTTTAATCTTCGCTCTGTCAGAATAAATATTCCTCCATCGAGACAGGTTCAATCATGTGCTCTCTCGTCCAAACTATCTCGTAGCTTTACGACTTGCGAGGAACAGTGTAAATTATATCGTCATTCTAAAAATAGAAATCCTGTGTAGTAATTCAAGCGAGCGCCGATGTTCGTCCTCGAGTTCGAGAAACCGTTGTTCGAGTTCGCATACGAAAGACCGCACTGCGACCTGTTGTTAGCGTTACCCCCAACGTTCAGCAGCTCCATGATGTATCACCTTTTCTTCACCCACTCCATGGTTGTAGAAAATCTTATCGCACGGAATTGGGTTGTTTATATTTTTGTGCTTCTGCGAATCCTATTTAAAGGAGATTTCAACTTTCCAGTTTCAATCTTGCGTTTTATATTATTTTTATTAATTCTCTATTTCTGTCTAGCTCACTGGCAGATGTACAGCCAACGCTAAGCGTTGTCTTACATCGCCATGAGCTCCGAACCGCTCACGATTGTCGGGTTTCCGTAGAAAGCCAAGCGAGCGCCGATGTACGTCCACGAGATCGAGAAACCGTCGTACGAGTACGCAGACGAAAGACCGCACCGCGACCCGTCGTTAGCGCGACCCCCAACGAACAGCAGCACGCCACTTGTCGAAGCCCAGAATCCATCGCAGTAGTACGTGCTATCACCGCCTCCTACGGCTTGCGGAAACGCATCCCAATATGCACCAAGTGTCTTTTTTGTGATATACTGTCCATTTGCGGATGATGGTACGGTAAACTTTCTGCCATCAGCAGTATTGCTTACTCGGTTGCCGCTATAGACAACAGCATATCTAGTATCGCCATCCATGTAGAAGCGGATACCTGGACGGAACTCCCAAAGCTTAGCCCATAAGTCCTCAAAACTAAATAATTTGACAGGGTATTGATTACCGAGAGTAGCATCGTTATAGAGCACCTTACCGCTACCATCGCCGAGAGAGATACACTTGCCCATCGGTACATCACGACATGCTTCCCAAGAACTACTTTGGAATCCAGAACCTATGACGGATTGACAGTTAAGGTCGCCAAAACTTACCTGATATAACGCTTCTATAAGGCATTGAAATCCGTAGTTGGCAAGACCGAAGTTAGAACCAAGCTTCTGCGCAGCAGCAAAGAATTGCGACATTGTTTGTGAATGCTTTGGAGTTACGTTAGGTCTTGAATGAGCGACACTATTACTGTCATACGAGATTTTGTATGCACCTACCCAGTTTGGCGAATCGAAAGTCTTGCCACCTGGGATAGGAAACAGTCCACCAAATTGCAAGGTCTTGTTATCAGCCTTGAAGTGACAGTCAGGAACATGAACCATCGTCTCATACTTAGACGCATCATCCACCTTTGTTCCGTCAGCAAAGAACTCCCATGTGCTAGGGTCAAGCTTGGCAGCGTATGCCTTGCCATTGACAACCTTCATCATATATCCACCCATCGCTCTCTGATACATGTCTGCCATGAAAGGCGTAGGGAGAGTGAACTTCGGGTTAGAAGACTGTTCCAAAGTGATTGTAGGATAGAAGATATTGTTACCCAACATCTTCTGAAGGTCACCGAGGCTTAATCTACGAAGAGCACCATCTGCAACAATCAGAAAAGTCTGGTCGGTATTCATTGCCGACACGGTTTTTTTCTCTGTTAATTTTACACCCATATATATTATATTTTAAAATGTTACTAATCTATCAACGGATTACCATTCTCATCAAGCAGGTAATTGCCACCTTCATCAATGAGATAGTCGTTGGCAGGTCTCTGTCCGTATTCTATCTGTTCTTCGAGGTAATCGCTTTCAACGTCACCAAGACCAGATTCCTTGATTGAGAAGTAGCATGATTCACCCTCTTGCCAAGACTTACTTGTGATAACATTACCGTTAGATGCTTCGGTATGCCATTGCAGTTCTACGATACGGTTAGGGTACTCAACGACCCTTCCATTAAATTCCAAAATAGCCTTATTACTTCTGAATATCTTGCCCCATTCGATGTTGTTGCACACCTTAAACTTAGGCTGATTGAACGAAGGGTAGAACCTGGAAACAGAAAACTGGAACTGCGCAACAGCCTTGCCACCTATTACAGCCTTGATGGTATAATTATTCTTCTCTATAAGTCTAAGGTCAAGCACAATCTCTGATGTGGAGATTGATATAATCTCGTTAGGACTTGCAGCAGACGAAGCAGACATCTTAGTCGTTCCACGATACAGTTCAATAGAGAATCCGCTAGTGATTTTCTCCTTGGTCTTATATACATCAATCTGAATGTGACGTTCATACTGATTGCTGTCAAAGCAAGCGTTTCTTGCTTCCGTAGATGCCGATACGATATTATTAGCAACCTTATACTCGTAGAGAGCCAACTTATCAAGGAACGGGTTGTAGGAAATATCTGTATCTTCCCGAATGCCCATACCATAAGTGTCTGCGCCCTTATCTGCCGTATACAGAGTGATAGGGTCGGTAATGAGATGCACTACAGAGTTCGTTCTATAATCGTAGAGGTCAGCTTCGAATATCAACTGCTGCTTATCATTGCTCGAAAGATTTCTTCGAATAGTAAGCGTACCACGATTAGACGTATTGCTTGTATCAATGCTATACTTTCCGCTCCAAGCATTAATCTTAGATATATCCTTCCACTCCGTACCAGTTGATACCTTCCATACCATATTGGCAAGAGACATATTCGACTTCTTGCTATCCCACGAATCATCCTTTGCTGTTGCGTTGATTTGTGGGTAAGCAATACATTCGTAACCGCTCTGAGTTCTATCGGGGAAGAATTTGTCACCTGCCATCGTCTGCATGAATGGAGACTTTGGGGAAGCACATACTACCGATTTCGCTATATCCAGAGGTGCAAATATTCTATTAGCCTTATTACTAACTATTGGCATAATCGTTCCTCCTAATCATCAACTGTTAAATACGCATCTGCTGACACCGATACACCGATGATATTGTTATTCTCATCAATGGTATCAGCATTACGTACAACGAATCCATCACTTACATTCTTAGCCCAAGTCATTGTTTCCGAGCGTTTATTCTCCACAGAGCCATTATTATCAGTATAGATTACGAATGTGACATTACCACTTATACTTCTCGGTGCTTTACCTGATTCACAGTTGGTAACGATACATCGGAATGTCTGATTGTTGTCTTCGTCAACTTGCCCGATAGAATTAAGAGCAAGTTGGTAAATATCAGATATATCGTCAATACTGATACCTGTACGGTATACGGCTGCGCCATCAACAATAAATTCGAGGACGAAGAGCTGGTGACTGTCTACATAGAGTTTGTCCGTGTCTCCTGTCTTATCTCTGTGTATGGTAATTCCGCTTGCTGGGTTATTATAAGTTCCAGCAAGGTCTGTTCCGCTACCTCTGTACAGCTTAACCGAATATGTGGAAACCTCTCCACCTGCTGAATTGAACAACCAAGGTTTGAGTACAGCCTGTGTCTGTCCCTTGCTTAGTACCGTAGTATCTGCTGAAACGCCACCGAAATAAGATGAGCCGCCAAGCATAGATACCAATATATCAATACTTTTCTCCATCTCGTATGTACTAGCTCCTAATACAGCAACCCCCGAATATGTAAGAGTATCGGAATCCTGGTTAACCTTTGAAGCAAGGTCTGCGACAATTGAGAGAGAGCCATCCGTATGATTGATCTTGAATCTGTTATCAACAGTCGAAGTCTCCCATCCTGTTCCGCTAAAGCTAAAGCCTAAATCCTTACCGTTGTATGCCCAAGCATGACTTGTGAGTGTCACATTATTTTTACGAGCAGAGCTAACATTCGGTGTGATAACAGGATGCGTTCCGCTCTCGCTCCATTTTGGCGATACGGTAAACGTGTCAGGGTTCAGACCTTGGAAGAGCGGTACGCCATTCGTTTGCAGACTGAGGGATAATGTGTCACCCTTCAATGTTCGTCTGACTGCTGCGGTTGCCGAAAGATGAATTTCCTTTCCCATATTTTAATCTCCTATTTTTTTAAACTTTAATATATTCTTTATGGATTTTTCCTGTTGTAGTCGTTGCCGTGAACGTGAATGTTGCAGTATCACCTTTGCCCAAATCATCTTCCGTTCCATCATTAGACCAGACAATATCTATTGAGCCATTGAAGTTCTTAACCTTATCCTTAGTCGCCCATGCAGCATCATCTAAGGAATCATCGGTTTTGCGTGTCACCTTCCATGATGCCACTCCGTTCGTCACATCCTTATCACCAAGCATTAACTTGCAAGTGATATTGTGTGTCTCACCTATGGAAATGCCGCTATAGACAATATCGGTATATAGGGTGACTTGCGGCTTATATATATTAGTAGTCGCCTTCCAATAAGGCGAGTCCTCAGATGGTTCTTCGGTCGTGGTCTGTCCTTCCGATACGATGCAGAGCCATCTTGTGCCAAGCCAAGTGACTTCGTTGTAGTATTCGTAGGCAGTCCCTTCCTTCCAATCGCCGAGATAGATGGGAGTCCATACCTTCTCACCGCTGACGTTTACCATCTTGAAGTATTTGGTAACGATATTGATGCCATCGAAACCAACGTCAAAGATAGATTTATCCTTTAAAGTATAGGAATTGACTCCACGGTACATAGTGAACTTCGGTGCAGAATCTCCTTCTGTCTCCATCATGAGAAGATGCTGGCGGCTTGTATCACTTCTGTTGCCCATAAGGACGATAGTATCACCAGCAGCAGGATTGTCCGAGCCTTCCATGCAGTTGTCTTTGGCTATCTGAATCCATGCGAACTTCTTTCCGTCATAGAGCTCATGACCTTCAGCATCGGTGATTACCTCATTCTCTGTTGAGACCTTGGAAACAATTCTCCAATAGTCCTTGTTGCTGACGTTCTCATAGACACCAGCCTTGATATTGAATGTCTTGCACCTAACTTGGTCGTCCACCTTGAATGAGTTGATTGTGGCGGTCGTTCCATCATCAGCGAGGAGATAGCACTTCCAGCCAATCATTTCATTAGTTGTCTCGCTATATACTTCCTTGATGTAGCTTATCTTGCCAGCGGCAGGGGAGAGGACAATGTTACCTCCAACGTAGCTGAGTTCACGTATCAAGAGGGTGTTGAAGATTGCCTTACCCCATACTATCAAGTCCGTGAGCAACATCTGATACTTGCCATCACTTCTCTGCTTGATTGCAAATCCGCTCTGTTCTGATTCGTTGAAGTCGAGAGACTTCAAAAGATTCACCAACACACTAGAGAGGATAGCGTTGCCGCTTCCGTCTATGCTATAGTTGTTTCCGTCACCAATGTTCAATCCTTGCAAGAACTTCTGTATCTTCTCCCAAGTTACTGTGCCCTTTGCGGTATCATCATTTATCTTCGAAATAAAGTGTTTACTTCCCTCTGTCGCAACCTGATTCTTGACCTGTGTAGTTGTCAAGCCTGCACCAGTTCCTCCATTCCCGCTTTGAAGAGACGAGATCTGCTGCTGCATCTTCTGGATAGTTCCAACCTCCTTATCCTCGCGAAGAGTTATATCGTAGGTAGGAATCTTTCCATCTTCTTCCTTGATCGTGAGCTGGTCTATGGATATTACACCGCCAATCCTAAGATCCGTATCTTCGAACTCCATAAGGTCTCCGGCTTTGAGCGTGTCATGAAGACTCTTGATAGCTCCGGTCGTATCCTCTTTGGTCTGGTCATGCTGTCTTGCCATGAAAAGCTCATCAACCTTTGGCTGGTATACATATCTTGTATAGTCGTTCTTATCAAGATACGCTATTGCGTACTTAAGGAGTTTCAGAGACGCAGCATTGACATACGAATCAGGAAGTGTAATGCCGGTAAGAACAAAATGGTCGCCTTTCCTGATAGGATAGTCCTTGTATGGGAACCACAGCTCAAGAGCATCATCCTTGCTCCTCTCAATAGTAAGTCTCCATCTACCATCAACCTTGGTTGAGGATGCCACTTTGAATGTTCGTCCGCCGCACATACCATCTTTCATGGAAATGGAGAAATCGTCATCCGCTAAATCTTTTATATCGAAATCAACAGCTTTGCTGAGATAAATATCAACATTATTCGGACCAGGGTCGCCATCATATCGGCCGTCATCATCAGGAGCGACGCCCTCGTCAATCTCATCCACACGCACGCCACCGATTTCCATCTCTTCGATGGTAGGGTAGATTTCAATGATTCCATTTGTCTTATCATCTGTATCAAAGAACTGTGACGCCGAACGTAGACCAATCTGATCGATGTTGATGGAATCTATGTATGGTCTATGCGGGTCAGTAGAGAATCTGTGTTGTTTCCCGGTAGGGTTCACGTACTTCTTCTCCTCATCCGTGAGTGAATCATAGAAGTCACTCAGCGATACATGAGGAAATCCTGGCAGCATAAGCCTGTTGATTGACATATTGTTCGGGAGATTCTCTGCATATTCCTTCATGGACGAAGGAACGATCTTCTTGTTGAGGCCGGATGTGATATACATCTTCGTGTTTCCTGCCTTAACCTGTGCAATGAACGCATCCAGCTTCTCCTTTGATTCCTCATCTCCACTATCAACCTGAGTTCCTTTTAGCTCAGAGTAGAATCTGCATTTGTTAGAGTTGTACGCCTGTGTCACATAACCCGTAATGATAGTCTGGAAATCGAATGTTACCTGAAGAACCCAACCAAAAGACTGTTCCTGAGACTCGCCGGAAACAATGTATTTCCTCTTATTCTTGAAATACGTCTCGATATAATCGATGTCCAGTTCAAGCTCAACATTCGTGCTTGCCTCAACAACTTTCGTTATATTAGCCACATACTTTACACCTAGGTCGGCATAGTAGTGGGAAGGAAGATTCTTTTCGGAGCCATAAGCTCTCAATCTCGTAACGACACTCTGGTCGGAATCAGCGTTTTGAACAATCTCATACAATCCTTCACCGAGACCGTACTTGAATATATGGTTTGCCTGTATTCCGGTAGTACCGACATATACGTTTCTTCCTCTGACGATGAAGTTTATGCCCCACTTCTCGTTCACAAGCGAAAGGGCCTGCCAACAGGTCTGTGAATCCACTGTGATAGACATCGATTCGATGACGTTATCTCTTGTTCCTTCGCCGTACATTGACATCCACTCGCTTTCCAGGGCACCACGCTGCACGGAACGCTCCATGTTCCTGGAGTAAATCTTCCAAAGACCCTTACCAATCTGCTCGTCGAGGTTCGCCTGAATCCTGTCAAGCAAATCGTCCAGAGTCTGTACGTAGAATGGGAATTTCGGTAGGGCGGTGTAGTGGAGTTCGTTGTCGTTCAATACCACATCGAGGAATTCAGCTCTAGCAAGCTCATCCTGCAATGCATTGAACTTTACGCTGTCATATACGAAGCCCTCACCGTAGGTGTCAGGTCTTGCCTGCTTATCTTTGCCCGGCTCGTAGTTGAGCTCAAACCGCTCGCCACGATAGACAATATAGTCGCCTATCTGAAAGTTGATAGGCACTTCATGCTTGAAATTGATAGTCACGAAGCACTCACCCATCCAAGAATCGGAGTATTCCAATCCATGAACGGTTATCTGCTCTCCGTTAACGTCTGTCAGCTTCGAGCCATCCTTATGATAAATATTCCAAGTACTCATGTGTCTTTATCCTAAATTTGAAATACTGCCCTGTGCGTCCATGATTGGCTTGATGTCAGTAACAGGGTCGTTAAACTTGAAAGTAATAGAGAGGACTAGCAAGTCCTCGTTATCCGGATCCCTATATAGGTTTGGATCAATATCCTTAAGTCTTACATGCTGTCTTCCGATTCTATTGAAGTCGCAATACATCTTCATCATGCCTGACTTGCGGATGTAATCAATAAAAGCCTTACATTTCTCGTTAGCGCCGAAAGCCTCACCGTGGAACATAAACTTAACCTTATTCTCGTAGGCTGCCATATAAAGTCCATCCTTTCCGATATATTCGTCATCACCATGCTCATCGTGCCACTCCCTTTTCGCTGGTTCCTTGACAGAATCACAAGGCTTGAACGGACTCTCGCTAACGTACATACCGAAGTCGGCGATGGAGTCCTTTACCTCGTTCCCATCGCCTTCCTTCTGCATGTATATCCTGAAATAATCTTTCATACCTTAATTCAACTTTTTATAATTGCAAATATACAAAATAATACATAAATATGCAAGAGATATCCGATTAAAAATGTATAAATATACAAAAGAGGGCACAGAAATAGATCCACGCCCCCGATTATTACTTCATCTTCAATGATTTTGTTCCGTTAAGAACTCTATTGAAGTTGTCGTTATACTCAACGAATATACTTTCAATCCTCTCGGCCGCATCCGCATTGCGTAACGTATTTCGAGCAATCGCATTGAGTTGTGTCAGCTGAGACTTCGCGATCTCACTCATCTCTGGATAGTACTTAGCTTGTTCTGCTCTCATGACAGAGCAATCGAGCCTAATTGCGTTGAGGTATGAGGCAATCAAGTCTCCGGCCTCCTCGGTAATACTCTTGACTGAGTTCCTTGATGACGAACTGCTGTTGTCGGACCATCCATATACTTTCTTAAGATAGTCACGAGTAGCTTCTATCTGCTTTGAGAGCTCATCTGTGCTGTTCTTTACGTCGGCATACTCGGCTCCTGTGTATTCTGAAATAACATTTCCGTTGGAATCCTTAATCTTGTCACCATTCTCAGCGTACCCCTGAGTCTTCTTCAAAAGAGCCTTAATCTTGTCTCCATATTTATTCTCAATCATGGAGTTCAAGATGGTCTTCTTCAGGTTGTCCTCAAAGTGCTCAACGAGATTATCTGACGAATTCTCCATCGTTGCCATTGCGTCACCCCAGGAAGACACCAGGTCAGAGAACTTGTTACCGGTCAGCTTTTCAGTCACCGCCTCAATCATGTCATCAGCCTTCTCGCCATACTGGATGAGTTTTTCCAGGTAATCCCTGAACTCTGAGTCCATGTTAGCCCAAAGACCAGTGTAATCCTTCTTGATCTTCGACAATGTATCAGCGTTCATGTTAAGCATGTCTTCCATGCCATTGAACTGAACGCCATACTTCGAAGAGATATCGCCGGCAACATCACGCCAGTTCTGACCATTGTACTTGTACGAACCCTTCCACATTCGATACCAGATGGAGTGGGAGCCAGCAGACGAACCAGAGTTGAGCCTCTTCTGGGCTATAACCTTAGTCTGCTCAATCTCGGCTTTGAGCATTTCCTGAGCTTCCTTGGATGCCTCTATGGCCTCAGTACCCCAATGGATATTCATATACTCAGTCTTCTTGGAGATGAGGGAATCCCAAATGGATGTAAGGTTGTCGTACTCAGCCTTCGCCTTTTCGTAACTGCTGTAGTCTGCGCCGAATGCCTTGATGAGAGAACCACCAATACTCAACGCTGCGGAAGCGGCTGCCGCGTATGGACCAGCCCCCTCTAGGAATCCAAGACCCTTCATTTTACTTAGGGTGTCAAAGGCTCCAGCTGTACTTGCTGCCGAAGAGAATGCGCCTGATGCTCCACCAACAATTTGACCAAGGATTGAATCCTCTTCTCCCATAGCCTTAAACAGATTGATTACCGGGTCAAGAACCGTATTGAGTGCCTGCATCTTCGTCGCAAGTTCAGAGATTGCTTTAGACGAGTCGGCGTACGCTGACTGCTGATCATTCTTCAGACTCGCCTTTGTTCTTACGCCGCCTGCGATACCAAGTCTAGAAGCCTCCTCCTTGGTGACGAATATCTTCGCAGTATCGCCCATGCCGCCAAGACGCTCATTTATGAACTTCCCGATAGCCTTACCACGATTCACTCCTCCGAAGATGAAACCGAACGGATTTCTGCTAATCTGCTCATTTCTGAGCTTATCTAGGGCATCTCTGAGTTGTTTGATGGATTCTACAGACAGACCGGTAGTCATGGAGAACTGGTCAATCTTCTCAATCATCGAGTTGATTGTTGCCGAGGATACCCTATCGAGGTCATCGAAGATAGCAACCCAATCAGATTCCTGCTTGAACTTTTCAAACTGGAGCTTTGCCACATTCTCGTTGTGAGTTTTTGTGGCTCCGGTCTTGGCTCTGTCTCTCATCTGTGGGTCTTCGATGCCCTTGATGAGGTCAAGCTGCCTCTCGTATTTTCTGTTTTCATCCTCAATCTGCTGGGCGATGGTTGCATTCTTTTCAATCAGACTAGCCATCAGGTCGATGGTCTCCTTCTTGATCTTATTGTTCTCATCTTCCAGCTTCTTGCGGATATCGTAAACACGAGTCTCCTCGCCATACTTATCCTTGACATTTTCAAGACTCATTCCCTTAACCTCGTCCGTAGTCAAGTTAAGTCTGGACTGAACGTTGTCGTGCTTTACCGCAATATCGAGCTGCGCCTCCAGGAACCTCTTGTATGTATCAAACTGAACAGTTCCTCCGAAAGCTATGTTTTCTGAACCCTTCTTGTTTCCTGTCAGCTCATATATCTTCTTGTATGTCTCATACTGCTCGGATATAACATCAAGCTGCTTGTTGAGCACATTCAGCTCATCTCTTCGCTGGTCTTCAAGAAGCTTTCGGTTTTCAGTCTGAATACCGGCCTTCTCGTTTGCAGCGTAGTCCAATCTGTCCTTCGTTGACGCAGGGAGAGTCTTCAAGAGCTCCTTGATGGAAGTCTCGTAGTTGGTATAATCAGAGATAGGGAATCTCTTCTTGTCACCAAAGATAGCCTCAAACTCTCCGTCGTTTGCTAGTTGACCGAGAGCACCCTCACCGTAAAGTTCCTTGAACTTCTTGATTTCAGCGTACATTTTCTTATACAAGTCGATGCGATCACGGAGATCCTTCAACTGTTTATCTTCTTTGCGACCTGAATTTCTATTTTTCCCTTTCGGAACCTTATTGGACTTCTTTCCGCTTCCGTCATAGTCGTAATAAAGCAAATCTTTTGCGGCCTGCTTTGCCGTCTTCCAAGCCGTATAGAGCTCATCGGTTTTTTTTGCTTTAGAAGCCTTAGCAGAAAGATACTCGTTCTTGGCTTTATCAATATCAGACTGCGCTGAATTTCTAGCGGAATACCAGCTATCCTCTTTGCCCCACTTTTCTGCAAACGCTTTGTACTTTCCTGATGTCTCGCTCATAATGAGACCGCTATATCTGCTTGGTATTCTTTTCACAAGCTCACTCTGCAAGTTATTCAGCTTTTCGCCACCGTCAAGAACGAGCCTGATAACAGCCTGGAAGTTTGATGCAGCAAGCATATTCTGAAGAGTACGTTCCAGTTCCGGATATTGTCTGATGAGACCGTTCTTGGCATCATTCATCAGCTCTTTCACCTTCGCCTTCTCCGCGTCGTTAAGTGGAATACTTGCCTTTATCTTCTCGCCAATCATCGGGAAAGACTTATCAATCAAAGCAATCATACTATTAGATACCTCTGCCTGTAGCCATGCACTCTTGTCCCCACACCCGAATGCCTGTAAGATAGATGTTCTGATAATATCAGCCTTATCCTCTGGAATACCCATTGAGGAGAATATACCACTCATAGCCTGCATCGCGGCCTCACGCATTTTTTCATCTTTCCCGATATCGCCGAACCTCTTCGCAAGCTCCTTCTTTAGTGATTCTATATAGTTGTCGTATGCAGTTTCATTAGCATACAACTCCTTATCTCCCGTGGAAGCGTCAGAGGCCATAGCTGCTACACGCATCTCTTCTCTCTTCTTGAAGGCATCAATAACATCTTCCGTTGCATCACTCAAATCCGAATAATAGCCTCTGTTGCTGAGCTTTGCGCTAGCAATATCATTGGCTTCTTTTAGCAGCTTAATCTCTTGCTCAAGATACTTAAGACGATCAGCGTGACTTTTCTTTTCTTCTGCCGTCATCAGCATATTCTTGTAACTATAAGGGGCAAGTTCTTTCAACTTTTCCTTGTAGCTATCAATCATATTGTCAATCTCCTTTGTGTCGCCACCGGATATTGCAATGTTCACGTTGTTATCACGGAGAAAATCTCTTATCTGCTTGTTTTTGTCGGCAATCTCGTCCTGAGTCTGCTTTATCTTTTGACTGAGCTCCTGATATTCACTGATAGCGTATGTAATGCCAAAAGTAACAGCAGTAATGATAAGGCCAGGTAAACCTCCTATAGCTGACCAGATTCCAGCTGCAAGAGTCTTAGCTCCTGTACCTATAACTCTAAATGCAGCCAAAGCCGATGCCTGGAATCCTGTCCACACATTCTTTACAGAAGACAAAGTGGTAGTAAGAGACATAGAACGCATTGTCGCTAATGTGCGCAACATTTCCATCCTAATAGTCTTCTCGCCGGTCTGTCTCAGCACAATACCTCTATATATGCTATATTGCTCGGCTGTGATTTTGCCAGATAATCGCAACTGATTGAGCTTCTCGGTCGTCAATGCTCTAGCGTTAGCCAGTGCTCTCAGGTCTGCTCCTGTAATCTGATTCTTCGTCGCGAGAATCCTTTGCTCTATCTGTGTTAGTGCCTGACCCTGCAACACCTTATTCTGAATATCAGATGCGAGATTTGCCTTATTCGAAAGAAAGCTGGAAGCCGTATTGCCTGCCGCCATCTTCTTGAATGCGTAACCTGCGAATATTGCGCCAATAGGCATCGCAAGAGTGTGCAGGGACTGAACCAGAGCAGTTGCTCCATCAATGGCGGTCTTGAAGAACTTACCAACGAGCGCATCACCACTCGCAAACTCGGCAAGCATAATCTCCCAGGCATCCTTCAATTTATTGTAACGTCCAAGCAGAGTCTCACTCAGAACCTGCTGCATATTGTAGAACTGACCGCCTGCATCTGTCATTTGCCAAAAGATAGACTTCACATCATCGAAGCTTACCTCTCTGTTAGAGATACGAGTCTTAATCTCTGATGTAGAGACATTTCGACCCTCCTGCTTAGAGTAGAACTTTGATAACTTATCAAGCAAAGGAATGCCGGCGTATGCAATCTGACGAAGTTCCTTGCCATCGAGCCAACCGCGAGCCTGTACCTGGCCAAACGCCAATGCGATACGGTCAAAGCTAACACCAAGACCGGAAGACATATCCGCAAGCCTCTTGGTTGTGTCATAGAGCTGGTCGTACTCAACTCCATACGCAGCCAACTGCTTAACATCTCGGTTCAACTCAGAGAACGTAAATGGCGAATTAAGAGCGAGTTCCTTAATCTGATTGAACATTGTATTCGCATTCTGCATATCACCAAGGATTGACTGGAGAGCAATATGCTGCTTCTCCATCTCACCACCAGTAGTGATGATGCTCATAGCGAACTGCTGTGCGCCGAACACAAGACCTCCCTGCAAGAAAAGTGACTTCAAATCCTGTACGGTTGAATTCAGCTTTCCTGCATGACTGTTGGCTCTCTCGAAGCCGCGGACCAAATCAGACTGAACCTTTGCAGCCGTTTGAGCAATCTCCTGTTGCCGCTTCTGTTCAAGTTCAATTCCTCTTTGAACCTCTCGGTTTACTGCTTTCTGGTCTTGAAGAACTCTCGAAGCTAATGTAGTATCATGACCGCTACCGATGTTGCCAAGCTGGCCAAGATAACCCTTCCATCCTATAGGAGACGAAAGGCTGTCTTTTATATTTTGCAGCTGTCTCATTATAGAAATGAGTCTATGTATTTCAGCCTCCGTCTTGCTTACATCTGCACCGATAGAGATACCCCTGCTGTATTCCGAACGAAGCTGACGAACCTTGTTGCCGAGAGAATCGTATCGGCGTTCGGTGTTCTTCAACTCGTTCTGACGCTGCTTCTCATTTGCTTTTGCCTCGCGTGCTGCGTCTGCCTCGTCTTTCTTTCGCTTTTTCTCAGCATCTTGTTCTGTCTTGTATCTTTCTAAGATAGCATTCTTTACAACTTTAGCATAAGTCTTTGCTTCATCTATAGCATTGAGATATCCGGCACTCTTTACGACATCAGATGCTGTGAGTCCTGTGATAGGATGAATACCTCCGTTATTCCTGATCTGTTCTAATTCAGTCCTGTATTTAGACAGCTCTGACAACGATTGACGTATGTTGTTCGTTGAATCGACGCCAAACATCTGTATTCCTTCACCATGGCGTTTGTTGATTTCGTCAATAATAGAAGATAACTTATGAAGTTCTCTCTCTGCCTTATTTGCCTCAGTGGCAACGCTGTTAGGGAATATGTTGAATCCAGCACCTTCCTTAGACACCTCTCCGAGTATGCGTCCTATTTTGTACAACCCGTCCTGGACAGACTCCAACTGCTGGAGTTTTTTCGAACTAAAGAAATCTTCGCTTGAAAATACGCCAATGTTACGACGTAATTCTTTAACGAAGTTGTTTAGCTTTTCAAAACTACGACCTCCCTTATCTCCAATACCTTTTGTTGCTTCGGATATTGCTTCCAAAGCATTCTGCGCCTGCTTACCAGTAGCATCAATCTTGTTTAATTCTTTGGTAATCTTTTTGGTTTCCTCTTCAATTCTCGATTTGAGAGTGAGCGAGAAACTGAGGTCTCCCATATTTCCACCTGCCATATCCTGAATATTTTAAAATTAGAGTTTATTGTTTAAGTAATCAGCAAGACTTATCTTCTTGCCAATGAGGCTTCCCTCATTCTTCTTTTTCTCCACCCACCTGTCGTAGAGGTCATCCATCTCCTTTTTGGTGTGCTTCTTTGGACCACCTTCCTTCTTGGTCTTAGGATAGACAACAAGAGGCTGGTCTGCAACCATGAGGTCAATCTGTGCCGATGAATAGCCCCACCAGTAGTCGTAGGCTGCAATGAAGTACTTGCGCTGAAAGAGGAAACCGAACTTCTCCGCTAGCGAGAAGGCTGCTCCCCAGCTGGTTCTGCTTGGATAGCTTTTGCTTCGCTCCTCGTCATCGTCATCATCACGTCCGTCATCCCGGTCGCTAATATGGTAGCCAGTGAGAATGCGTTCGATGGAATTTTTTTTTTAGAAACATCGAGGACCCTCAGGACCTCTACCACATCCACATCCTTGATATAGTAGAGCCAACGCCAGTAGATCCAATACAGGAATCGTATCTTCCAGATGTTGTTGAGGAGAATGCAGACGCAAATCTTGACGTTGCGCTTCCATTCGTTCTTCTCCTTTGCCCTGATGTGGGAACACCTGCTCATGGTTCCTTTGCGAAGCCAACCGAGCTTGTGCTTCTTTCCACGGAACACGAACTCGGTAGGCTCGTCGTGCAGCACGCTGTCAAGCAACTCCTGCAAGTCCACTGAAGGCTGCTCTATTTTCTTTTCTTCTGCCATGATTGTATGCTATTAAATGAAGAAGGGCGGCACGGCTGTTGATTAGCCTGCCGCCCAACGGTTTGTTATCCTGAATCTAATTACCTAAAGAAGCCTTTTCTCTTGATTAACCGCCAATGCCTGGTTCACCAGCACCTGGAGCCTTAGTAAGCCAAGCGATGCTGCGCATGCCTGCGCCCTCGATAGAACCGGCGAACTTGAATGCAACTGGCTTTGAACCAGTGTCATCCCACTGCAACGTTGCATAGAGGGCAATGTTTGTCACAATCATAAGGTTCTCCTTCTCATCGTCAACGATGACGATAGTACCCTTAATCTTGAACTTCTTAGGCTCAACTGCAACTCCGGTAAAACCGGTAGTAGCATCGAGAGTCGCGTCACCAGTACCCTTCAAGGTAACCTTGGTCAACTCTGTGATTGCATCCTCGCCGAACATGATTTTCAGCAGGTCCTTTGCCTTTGAAGGAACAACGAACTCTACATTGAAGTCGCCGAGCTCTGCGGTAGTTGCCCAGTCACCGGCAAGACCGATAACCTTGTAGTGATTGATGGTAGGATCCTCCATGGTTGCCTTAAGAGAATCAACCTCAACAGGAAGCTCAATCTCTGGTGTGATGTCAACTGAAGCCTTGCTCAAATCGGTAATAGCCTTTGAGTAGAGCAGAGTTTTAGGACCATTGAAAATGTCCTTCATCTTGTCAATAGTTGTCATAGCCATAATCTAAAATATTTTAAATTGTTATACCTGAATACTTATCTAGTACGTAACCTTCCCTGTATGATTGTCACGGAAAAACCTGCGCCGTCGTCAGCCTGGATAGCAACGTTCGGTCTAGTAACGATGATGTTGTCTGTAGAAATCGGGAATCTTTCGAGGACCGCCTTGACTTTCTTATCCATTTCCGCAGGACTGAAACCATTAGGATTCGCCGAGGAGGCCTTATCTCTTACATACACCTCTATCTGGATAGTGGTAGTATAGTCGTTGTAGGAGCCATCATAGTTCATCTCGTTGTTTCTGATTGTGTACGGAGCATTTACGACGATGTAGCTACCTATTTTGGTATCCACGGCCTTAGGACGATTCCTGGGGTACACATTGTCGCATATACCCTTTACGGCGTTCCCTAAGTCGAAATATATCTGCTTGATATCTACCATAGCTTACAGTTTGTTAAAAGTTGAACTATTGGCGTACACTACGCAGGCATCGAACATATCTGGAAGAGACTCGTATGTGTTGTAAACTGTCTCGAAAATGCGGTTCTCCTTATCGAATACTGCATATTCAACAGGACATATCGCAACGAGCGCCCAGTCCTTTCCTGATGATTTGACTTTTCCGATACGTCCGTATATAAGGTTAGGACCCCATTGGTGACCACCACCGACTTTACCGGTATAGCCTTTGTTTTCACCTCCGTCGTAGTAGAACGGGAGATTATATTTTTCTCCCTCCGCCAGGGTTACTCTCGTTGGTGCTTTTTCACCCTTTGAGGCACGCACCATGTAAACGAGCTTTCCTTTGTAATACACTGCTGCATAGAACGAAGTATATGCGTTACCGGTGATATTGTAGAACGTCCTGTTCTCTTTGAAATAGTTGACGGTTCTGTGAGCAAGTTCCTGCATAATCGCAAGCATCTTGTCATACGCCAGCTTTTCGACCCTTGGCTTAATCTGATGTTCGAACTGCGCTCCAAGAGACAGACGCTTTCCGCTAAAGTATTTTGCCATAACCTAAACCCTAGTGAGATTCCAGTAAACGACAGTCCTGTTATTATCCGGTTCGCAGTCCTTGACCATACCTACCTCGGTATTGTTGCCGACAGTGGAGTAGATGGTGTCGCCGTCAAGAGGACATCTGTCAGCATCCCATTCGTCATATCTGACCGGAATCGATGCCTTCCTCTTGTTCTGGTCGACATTCTTGTCTCCCTCTGTAGTGGTATCGGTGTAGCTGCGGCCTTCGCCATAGTAGAGAATGATTTCCTTGTCCTCACCAACTGGAGCATCATCATCGGCAAACGGGTCATCAGGGTCGGCTTTTCCGACGACCTTCCTCACGATCTTGATGATGTGAGGGTATCTTGGGTTTCTGATGTTTTCCTTTTCCATACGCCTTATTTGATGATGTGAGGGAGAGGTTCTCCCCAGGGAGAATAATTCGCCCTCTTTACTCCGTGGGAGGTCACCCGGAAGGTGGACTTCTTCTTGAGCATCGAATCAGGCTCCAGCTCCGCATATATAGCGTTAGCCTCTGCCTTCATCTCGCTCCTGTCGTTGTCCGACATATCATATCCACCTCCCGAATGAGTCCATCCGTTATCGGAATCGGAGGTGTTGTTCACCTTACTCGGACCAAGAACAAACCATTTCAGCATGTCGGCATAGGCAAGTCTTACCTTGTCCTTGTCGCAGGCTTCGAGGTCGATGCCATTTTCAAGCTCCCTGTCGTGCATGATGCCCAACAGAGCCTTCATCGGCATCTCGAACTTCACCTTATTAATAAGGTAGTCGTTCACAGTGTAAATGTTCATCTCCGAATCCATAGTCATACAATCTTGTTACGTTAAAGAATTAACCCTTCTTGGTAATGTCGATAATCCAACGGTAAGGAGAATCGAGCATGGCAGGAACAGAAGCGAGGAACAAGTCTGTCTTGAACTCCTGGAACATACCGTTCGCTGTGACCATGTTACGAAGCAAACCGAGGCGGTTGTTGGTCTGTGCCCAAGCAACATCCACGAGCTTGTTACCGAGAGTGTCGAAAATTCGCTTATCGAGAATTTCCTTGCGCATGAAACGCAAAGGCTTGCCAGCAGGGCGAAGAACGACGGTTCCGTCTGCCCAACCACGAATCTCTGTAACTGTGCCATCGAAGCGCTTGTTGTGCTCAACCTCATCGACAATCTCGATAGGAGAAAGACCGTTGAGGTCAACAACAGACTTCAAGAACATTGCGTTGTTTGGACCGTAGTTCTGCAAAACTGCCACAAAGTTAGCGTTCGCCCAGCTATTGTACAACTCAGCAATCTGCTTGTTCTTCAAGAATACGTTATTGTAGTCGTTCTTAGTCATCTGCCATACGAGAGGTACACTGCGGTACTCGATGTTCTCCTTGCGCCAATCCTCCTCAAACTTGCGCATCTGCTCAAGCAAGTCGCAGTTTGGATCGTTCCAGGCAAGTGTACCCGCCTTTTTGAAGTTCTTCTTTGGAACCTTTGCGTCATACAGAGGCTCCTGGATACCACGACCAATCTTGTCGTAGTCGATGAAACCGGTCGAACTCAACTGGGCTGACATGTAGGTCATAGTCATGTCGAGTGAGTCGTACAATACCTGTACCTTGTCGAGGTAAGCATCAACCAGGTCAGCGTCGTTGCCGAACTCATCCTGGAGAAGCTTCATCTTGTGGTAACGCTCTGTCGCAGTCTCACGGAAGCCGTCAGCAGCGAAGTCTGGAATTGAAGCGGTGTACCACTCAATACCCTCATGGTCGTTCTGATAGCCCTCGCCGAGAGGAGCACGGAGGTTCATCAAGGTTGCAGGGTTCAATGTACGTGTGCGAACCTTGAAGGTTGCATCACCATTGTTAGATGTAGGGGTGAGATTTGGATCAATGTCACCCTGTGTCAGATACCAGCCGTTGTTACAGCGAAGTACGCCGTCACGATTGACGAACTTCTGAAGGTAAGTGTTGTTACCCTTACCAGTGAAGAACTTCGCAAGCTGCTCGACACCAATATCAATTTTTGCCATAATCCTGAATCAATCTTTTTACGTTATACAATAGGTTAAATATGCCAGAACTCTGGGTAGAGTGACTTGTTCATCGCCTTGACAGCAGGAGGAACAGGACCCATACGGTCAAGCCACATAACGCAGTCTGGATTCAACATACAGAAGTTGATGTTTGTACGAGGCTTGTGGTACTTGTCGCCGCCGGCATCGAAATAAGGGAAGTCGTTGTCGCTCGGAGCAAAGCAGTTAGGGTTGGTAACCATAGGCAATACGGATTCGCCTGCACTTGCAGCCTCAACCAATACGTCACCTACCTTCAATGCGCCGAGAGCAGCAGAAAGAGTAACCTTCCAAACATCACCTGCGGTGTCGTCAGTCGTAGCCTCAACGGCAGAGACAGTCACGCCCTTTGCTTTTGTCTTAAAGTCCTTCTGACCGACCATGATGGTGTCGCCAGGGAACGGGATGTGAACAAAGCCGTTACGAACGATGTAGATGTCTGTGTCTGTAGCCGCAGCGGTAGCCTTTGCCACGCCGTAAGCCTTCAGAATCTTGATGGTAGCACCAGGACCATCGTTGCCTGCTGTAAAGCCAAGGTCGTGCTCGATCAAGTCACCGGCATAAATCTTAGCCTGGCCCTTGAATGGGTTGACAAGCTTACCACCAATAGGTGGGTGAACGAAGGCATTCTTGATGAGTGCCTCAAGGCCAGCAAACACGTATCGGGTTCCACCGACCTTACCTTCTGTCTGAACAATGGTTGCGCCGTGGTTCAGCATACCACGAGTACCCATCTGTTCCATGTAGGAAATAGAAGTGTTGTCCATAATCTTTTTACCTTTTTAAAATTGTTATCCTGAAATTACTTCTTGTCTCCACCGCCGAATCTCTTCTTTCGACGCTCGGCCACTTCTTCCATAAACTTGTCATCATCTGTGGACGTGCCTCCGCTAGACGTGCGACTGCCTTTTGCAGGAATACCGTTTTCACCGGTAGCCTCCTTGTACTCTGCGGTGTAGATCTTCTCAGCCTTAGAAACCAGGTCGTCGATGTTGGCATCTTCGTCCGGAATCTCCAGCTTTGCGATTGCAGCATTGAGGAAGTAGTTCTTCATTTCAAGGTTTGCCTTGTCGAACTTATCCTTCAAACCTGCCTTTACAGACTCGATGGTCGCCTTCCTTGCAGCCTTCTTGTCTCTTTCTGCGTTAGCTTCCTTGAGGGCTTTGATTTCTTTGAGAAGCTCGTTGTATTTGTCGTCAGGATCGCCATTCTTGGCGGCCTCCTTACGCTTGCGCTCCTCTTCCTCTTCCTTCTTCTTGCGTTCAGCCTCCTCCTTGCTCTTCTTTACCTCGTCAGAGATATTCTTGTGCAAGTTGCCGTTGATACGCTTCAGACGGTTTGCTAACTTGGTAACCAACTTGGAATTTGCTTCCTCGTCATCACCGAAATCTTCCAAAACATCATCAAGTTCCTCATCGATGGTCTTTTGGCTAAGTTCTTTGAACTTGGTGGTATCAACCTCCTTGTTCACTAATGCTAAGAGTTCCTCTCTTGTCATGTTGTTTTTTGATTAAAAATGTTATCCCGAAAGTGGTCCCTCCACCTCGAAAACGTATAAATATACCTTTTATTTTGCAAATATATGAATAAATATGCAATTATCAAAGAAAAATTGTATATTTTTGCAGTAATAAATGTATATTTATGCAGAAAGATGTATTTTCAGGATTAAAATTGGATAACGGAGAGCCTATTTACACTCAAGAGTATATCCAATCATTAAGAGACGCCGACAAGAAGCATCCCGACAAGCTGAAGATTATAGCTCAGCGTGGCGGTCAGGAACGCATGCTGTCTATAGACGCTGATATTAAGATAGTTGGCGGTTCGCGAGGCGGCTCAAAATCGTTCTCTTCCCTAATGGAAGTTCTGAAGGATATTAAAAATCCAGATTTTCATGCAACAATTCTTCGTAACGAAAAAGACGACTTACAGTCCTTAGTGACAGACTCTTATAAATTGTTCTCCCAATTTGGAACTTACAATAAGTCACAAAATGATATGACCTGGAACTTCGATAACGGAGGATGGCTCAAATTCTCGTACTATGCTGGAGCCTATCAGGATTTCAAGACACGATTCCAGGGTCGCCAGTATGCCTATGTCTGCATCGATGAGGGTACTCAGTGTCCATACAAGAAGTTCAAGTATCTCTTGACCAACAACCGAAATGCAGCGCATATCCGAAACCGCTTCTGGATTACCTGTAACCCGGACCCGGAATCTTGGGTGAGAAAGTTTATCGACTGGTGGGTTGACGAGAACGGATACATCATACCGGAACGTGACGGAGTTATACGATACTGCTTCATGGACGGCGATACGCCTGACTCAATATACTGGGGTAACACGAGAGAAGAGGTGTACGAGCAGTGCAAGGGCATCATCGATAGCCTCTGGAAGGACAGCTACGAGGAACTTGGATACACAAAGCTCGAAATGTTCATCAAGTCGGCAACATTCATCCGTGCAGATGTATCTGAGAACATCAAGCTTATCTCTACAGATGCGTCATATCTCGCCAACCTTGCCCAGCAGGACGAGGAACAGCGCATGCGAGACCTGGAAGCTAACTGGAACTGGAAAGCTGCCGGAGATGACATGATCAAGATGGAAGACCTTGATGAAATCTACGACAACTCAGAACAAACAGGAGACGGAAAGCGCAGAGCTTCTGCCGATATCGCATTCACCGGCGGCGATAACTTCGTGATGTGGCTCTGGGAAGGATGGCACTGCAAAGACTTGGTTGTTCTGAGGCTGGACCCAAAGACTCTTGTTTCGGTAGTTGAGGCTAAGCTGAGAGAGTGGGGTGTAGAAGAATGCAACTTCACTTACGATATGCAGGGTATCGGTCAGTACTTCAAGGGATTTTTCAAGGATGCCGTCCCATTCAACAACCAGGCAGCACCTATCGCTCAGAGCCATCAGGAAGAGGAAGGAATCAAATACCTTTACAAGGACTTGAAATCCCAGTGTGCATTCCTGTTCTATAAGATGATAAAAGAGAAGCAGATTTCCATCGACTCAGCCCTGCTTGAAAGAAAGTATTCCGGAAACGGATTCGACAAGGTTCCTCTCAGACAGATTCTTCAGAAGGAGCGTAAGATGCTCAGACGTGACGAGAATAGCGATGATAGGGGATTCAAGCTATTACCTAAGAAGATTGCCAAGAAATATGTCGGGCACTCGCCTGACTTCTTTGAATCTTGGTTCTATGTAATGATATTCAGTTTAACAAAAAAGAAAAATAAAAAGGTAAAAGGATTATGGATGCTATCAAGGTAACAAATTTCAGAAAGATTCTGGTAAAGAAGCCTTTCTTTGAACTCACGCCAAAGGGGTACATGAACCACGATGGCTATTGCGGGAACGAGGTGTCCGATAATGAAGACCCTCAGATGCCGCAAGATACATTGTACAGAGTGATTAAGACTCAGAAGGACTTCCTTCGTGAGTTCTATCCTACGTCCCACAAAATCTTCGACAAGGTTCTCTACCCTGACATCTGGAGAAAGAACCCGGAAGACGGGAAATGGTATGTCCAGGAGATTCAAAGAACGGCATTTGCTTTTCAGCAGGTTATTCATACGAAGCACGTTCTCCACATGACAGGTAACGATATTCAGTTTGAGCTTGCCGGTGATCCTGAGATGAAGAAACAGGAAGAGTATATTAATCTCCTTGCCAAGTTCAAGAAGGGATGGTATATGCACGATATGGAGATTCGTCACTATGAGGCTGTAAGTTCGTACATGAAGGTTGCTGAGGCTGCTGTAGTCGGATTCTTCGATAAAAACAAGAAATTCGGTACTCGCACATTGGCTTTCGATAGAGGAGACACATTGTATCCTCAGTTCGACCCTCTTACTGGTGAACTCGTTGTGTTTGCTCGCAAGTATTACGACTTCGACGAGGAAGGTAATGAAAAGATTGAATGGGTAGAGGTGTGGGATGACAAGACATTCTACCGCTTCAAGAAGCAAGTTAACGAAGGCAGGGTCAAGGAGACTATCAAGAGAATTGCCAAGATATTCGGAATCGACGACTACACTTGCGTTGAAGAGAAAGCTCACGGCTTCCCATTTCTCCCTGTTGCATACGTAAGAAACGATGACGGACCATGCTGGTCTGTTGTACAGAAGAACATCGAGGACTACGAGGAAGCTTTCTCTTATCTCTGCGAGAACAACAAGGCTTACGCCTTCCCTATAATGAAGTTGAAGGGCGATGGTGACGACATTACCGTTGTTGGAGATACAGACGGAGCGGCTAAGATGATTCAGATTACCGATACGAATGGTGATGCTGACTTCATTAACGGAACAGACGCTTCCAATGCATTTGCGACACAGCTCAACAAGTCGTATGACCTCATCTATGAGCTTTCGTTCACAGTGAAGCCGCCGGAGCTTAAGTCGGGTGACCTTCCGGGCGTTGCCATTAAGCTGCTCTATTCTCCTGCCATCGAGGTTGCAGAGAACGATGCTAAGAAGATGCATCCGTTCCTGGATCAACTTGTTCGTATCTCAAAGTATGGTATCGGAGTTGAAGAAAACTGCATGGCCACTATGACCGGTCTTCCTATTCACGCTTGGGTGGAAATCTATGTGCATCAGAATAAATCTGAAATAATTACGAACTTAGCGACAGCTGTTCAGAACAACTTCCTCTCAAAGCAGACTGCATCTGAGCGTTGTCCAGACTTCCCAGTTAACGATGAATACGACCGCATTATGCGAGAGAAGAAGGAGGAAGACCAGCAGGACCTCCTCATGGATATGCAACGTGCGGATAACGAAACTCAAAATGCAATCGAGGAGCAGAAAGCTACTTTGAATATTCAGAATGGAGGTAGTGGAAACGTACGTACGGGTCGCGGAGCTGGACGCCCAAATAAGTCAGGAACCAAATGGGACGAGAATCGGAACGCCCCGAATGAGAACAACTGGCAGCACTACAACCAAACCCATTAATAGCCTATGGATGAATTAAAACGTTCTGTCGATTACAGCAGAAAGCGCTTGCAGGCAATCCGAAACTGCGAGGACCATGTTGCTGATATCCTCTGGAAATCGACACAGAAAATAATTGCCGCAAGTAAGCGATACAGAGGTGCGGGCAGGCTCACAAACGAGTCAGCCCTGCTCTCTTATGCCAAGAATGTTACTGCTGAGGCAGAGGAGAGCATCAACAGTTACATCTCTGCTTACTCCAAGGCTTCATGCAAGATTCTAGGGATTGACAGCGAGAACATCGAATCGTTTCTCGTCAGCGACATCTACGGAAAGACGACATCCGAAAGAAACGCCGTCTATCTCGGAAACTTTGCGGAAGACATCGTGAGAATGATCAAGGCAGGTACTCTTATGGGATATTCAGACCAGCAGCTCCTGTCTTCCATCCGAACCGGCTACAAGGACCCATATCACACATCAGTCATTACCAAGGCGAAGAGAAAGGACATCAACATCGATGTTCCTTCTTACGGAAAGGGCTACTACAAGAACGCCTATCAGAATATCGTAAGAAACGCTTCTCAGGTGATTGCTTTGGCGTGGGGACAGGCAGAGCAGGAGTATGGGCAGGAGAATAAGGCTATCGGATTCTATGTCAAGAGAGGCAGCGACTTCCCGTGCTTGATTTGTCAAAACGAAGCCGATGCCGGACTCCATTCTTTCAAAGATCCATACCCTCCATTCCACGTTTCATGTTGTTGCTACACAGTATTTGCATTTAAGGATAATAAAAAGAAATAAGATTATGATTGAAGAAACAAAAGGATACACGTTATCCGTCGATACATACAAGAAAGCGAAGGCACTCAAGATGAAAGACCCTCGCTATTACATCTACGCCAGCCTCCGTGGTTCAGGTATGTCTGTTCGTGACAGCTGGGCCATCGCATTTCAGGGAGAAGGAATAGGTGTGTGGGAGAAATCCTTCCTCGAAAACGAGATGAACTTGCTTGAAGCCCAAGAGTCCGTTCAGAAGAGAATCGCAGAGGTGCAGGGCAAGAAAGTGAAGAATGAGAATAGCGACGAACTCACCCAGGAGGAGCTTATTAAGGCTACCTCAAAGGAAGAGATTCTTAGAAACCTCGTTATCGCTCAGCGAAAGCAGAAATTTGGCTCTCCAGAGTGGCAAAAGACGACAGCCATGATAGCAGACTATTCTAAGATTAAGCAGGACGAGATTGATACGGAAAACAATGTGGTCCATTACTACATTCCTCTGTCGATGCCACGATGCTGCGAGGACTGCATTATCTTTAAAAATGGCCAGGCGACATTCCAAAAGAAGAAGAAATAGTTAAATTCGTGTTAAAATAACTTTGTCTTACTAGGATTTCAGCAAAACAGATTACCTTTGCAAACAATTAATGTTCACAGATTCTTTCTGCTGAGCATAATTCAAATTATTTTGGTTAACTAAGAGGGGCAGTGTCTTCACAGATGCTGCCCCTCGCTTTTATATTATGAAAGTAGAAGAAAAATATAAACTCAATCAGGGATACTTCTTTCCGGTAACCTTTTCGAGTATCGCCTGGACCCTATCATCAAGATAAGATTCATTAAACGTAGGAAGAACGCCGTATGATGGTAGTTTCTTCGTCTCTGCGGCCTCCAAAATGAATTGGAGCGCAAGTACCAGGGAAGTGTGGTCTTGAACGACCTCAAGCAATTTATCGCTCATCCTTGCCTCCTTCCTTCTTAATCTGCTCTGCCATCTCAAGAAGAGTCTCGGCGTGCTTATCGCGGTCGATGACTTCCTGTACGGCCTCATCGCTCTCCTTGCGAAGCTGCTCTTCTGTCTTACCCTCATCGGCAGTAGCGTTCATCCTCGCAGCCTCACGAGCAAGGTATTCGTCACGGAGCTTCAGCTTACCTGCCGTGTATTCTGCATCGCCAGGCAACGATGTATCCGCATACATAAGCTGGGCAAATGCCTCGATAATGTTTCCATCATCCTTGGAGAACTCATAATGGTCTCCTACAGCCACAGGAACACATTCATCGAGTGCAGCGTACATTGATGTGCCGATAGAGTATTCAATACCCCATGTACCGGCAATGTTCGCAATCTTGATGAAAGGCAGCGAGCCTCTCTGTAAATGCTTCTTGATCTCAGCAGGGATATCCTCTCTGAGTGAAGCAACTTCTTTCTTAGACAAGCTCTTGCTGAACTTCAGCACGGTGAAGTGTCTTGTCTTGATAGTCTTTCCAAATGGTAATGCCATGATAACAATATTTTAAAGTTCAACTTTTATTTCCTTATACTCGAAATCTGTGCAAGATGGATTCTCTTCTGAAGCAAACTTCTTCTCGGTAGGGTGGCAACACTTGCCTTCCTTAAAGAAGAAACAATCCTTGCACGTATATACCAGCGGAATAATGTCTCCGCAAGCATCATCGTCAGGATTTACGTATGTATATAAGTTTTTGCCCATGCAATATGGGAACTCAAAATCTTCTTCATTAAACAATACGCAGTCCTTACAAGTGTAATCAGTCTGTTCCATGTTTCTTGCGTTTTTGATATTCCATCAATGTCAAGATACAATAGTTAGCGCAGTCAAGAAGAGCATCTTCCAATGGCTCATTAGCGACTTGCGCCTCATTGTCCTTCAACGTCTTGATACGATTCACTTTCTCTCGTATCTTTCCGTAGCCGTAGTTGATACCAAGCTCATCATACATTTCGGAAAAAGCATTCCCCTAATCACGATTTTTCTTGATGTATGTATCATGCAAGTTATTGAGAATATTTCCATGCATTTCAATGTTGGAATTTATATCTATTTTATGATTATCGGCAACTGGTGCTACTATATCGAACTTTGTACCAAACATCATAATATCCGCATCGCTAAAACGAGCGAAATACTTGTAATCTGTGCTAACAGATGTACATATATAAACATCAGCATCCTTTCTCTCGACATTGAACAGAATAGGGGTGCTGCCGTCCTGAATACCTATCGGGTCAAAATTGCATTTTAAGCAATCCTTTCGTGTGATGTAAAATCGCAGCCCAACCTTAATATCTTCTTTCTTAATCATAAGCTATTCTTCTTTTGTATGCACGTAGCCACAGATGCCGACGTACATGATGTATTTTAAGTATTTAAACATTTTTCCAAAAATCTACTATATGGAGGAAAATTCTCCGCAAACAACAAATCCAAACCAAGAATGTCCTTATGGTTTTTCTTCACTTCTTCTTTGCTAATTAGTTTCATCATTCTCAATCTCAATAAAATCTCCAATACCCAAACGAGCCTTGTTGATGCAAGACGCAATCCAACCTATCAAGTAGGCAGAAGGCTCGCCGCCGTGCTCCATACCAATATCATTCTCGATGATATCGCAAGCATGAGAAGCTTCATGGCAACAAACCCTCATCTTCATAGAATCCTTGCTTGCAAAATTAATAAATGAACAAAGCTTCTTATTCGCCTTTTCTCTAACTATATCGTAGGTTATTGCGTCATAATTAGAGAAATCAACCTTCAAAACCTCACCTTTTCTACCTTCAAAACACTTATTGGCGTCTTCTTGGCTCATGCCAATAGCGACACATAACAATCTCGGATAGATAACAGGGTCGTATTCATAATATCCTTTCTTCTTCATATTCTCAACTATTTCTGTTTTGATACAATCTCGATGGCAGACAATAATGTCTTCTCGCTGATACCTTTTCCACTACCAACACCATCTTTCTCTATTCTTTCAAGAGATTTCTCAATAGAGCAAAAATCATCCTGAGAATTACTTATAAAACCATCAAGTTCTTCACTTACACTACTGATACAATCGTTGTTTTTTTTAACAATAGCTTCAAGACGACCGAAACACTTGTCGATATAATCCTTCAACCTTTCTTCATGCTCTATGATAGTTGCAGAGTTTGAGATTTTCCCATCCCCCCAGTAATTATCTACGCGTGCGTAATAATCACCTTTTTCATCGCTGTGTTTTTTGCCAGATACGACTCTTAACGCAACGAAATTTTCTCCATCCATTACCGCATACACTCCTTCTCCAAATGGATATAGTTCGACTTTTTCTGCATCCTCCCTAGTTTCGTTTCCTTTGTATGCGACCTTTCCTAAAACGCTAACTCTAATTTCCATATCTCAACTATTTATTATGTAATCTACCAATATGCCACTTTGAACAAACCTTGCATAAGTAAGGATGCCAACCAAGTGCCTTTAACTTCGGATTTTGATTTAGAAACTCCCAAGCATCATCCTCAGTCTCATAAGCGACCTTCGCCTTCCATGAATGAACCTTCCTGGTCCAATGCTCCGGATCCGGCTTGAACGGCGGAACCTTGTTCGGATTGTGATGTCTTCTCATGACCATCTCTCCTTTAGAAAATCATACACTTGAATACTCCGAAATGTTCTAATATCGTCATCAGGAACCTTCCACATCTTCTCCAGCCACTCGTTATTGAGGCGTTCAATGGTTTTCCTGATTCTGTCGCCGTAGAGGATTTCGAGCTGAAGTTCGTCTAAGCCTTCACTGCATTCAGCATCAATGGTGAACTCACCACTGATATTTTCATACCTGCAAGTAGACATCCTATCGCCTGATTCAGCAGCCTTATCTACATACTTCTTAATAGAGCCAGATACATCCTCTTCGTTGGAGTCCGCAGGTAGCAGCCATATTGTTGACTCTGGCGAAACAACAGCAGGAAGCTGACAGTCGCCTATAAAAAACTCAAAATTACGTTCTTCTCCCATAAGCTACAAACATTTGAATGAAACACTGTTCAACGTCCTGTTCACCGCGACCTCCCTCTCGTTACACATGGTCCTCATGCACTCCAGGGCATCCTCGCGAACAGCAGTCATAATCTCGCTCATCGAAGCAGTGGCCGGAACAATATTCCCGTCAGCCTTCTTCTTCGTGATACAGGAGATAATCTCCTTGATATATTCCTTGTCTATCATAGAAATCTGTTTTATAACCGTTAATCATCAGGCTGAATGAAGCTCTCCGGCTGCTTGATATCCTCCTCACCACGCAATTTATTCTTCACGTCATTTATGAGAACTTCCTGCTTCAGGTCAATCATCTGCGCGCCGTACACCTGATACGTCATTCCGTCCTGAGACCTCTTCTTGAAGAAGCCGTACTTGTCGCTCATATCACGCCCGAACTTCTGAATCGTAGGGATATCCTTCTCCTCGACATCGTTGGCCTTGCAGAACTCGACGAACCTCTCGTACATCTCCTTGGCAAGCATGCACTCCGAAATCTCGCCCCTCGCCTCCCGACTGCACCTCATATCATACGCCCTTATCCAGGCATATATAGGATTACTTCCTAGAAGAGAGATGAGCAGCTGCCTTCTGCTGCCCTCCGCTGCCGGGAACCTGTACTTCCTGCTCCTCAGCTCCATCGCGCCACGGAATATCCAGTTGAACACTCCGCTCAGCTCCTCACGGATGATCTTGTTCGCCAGCTCCGGGTCCTGCCTCTCCTTTGGAACGGTCACGTCGAAGCTCACGTACTGCAAGCGCCTGATGAATCCGAGCGAAGCATCGTCTGGGAACGGAAGTTCATTGAGGTTGAAGATGAGGTAGGGGATTGAGTTTCCCTCCAGGATATCCCTTCCGAGCTTTCTCATCGGGACGGGCTCACCGCTCACGAGCCTCTTGAACATTCCGGTATTTTTCCTTCCGAACTTCTTCGGGTCGGAATCGGAAGACCAGTTGAAGATGGCGTTCCTGATGGGATACCTTCCCCTCATTCCCTCGTCACCGTCGGCAGTGAGGTCGGCGTAGTCCATCTTGCTTATCCTGTCCTTGCCGAATATGTTGCAGGCAACGTCAAAAATGACACTTTTTCCGTTGGCTCCCGTACCTATAAGGAGAAGACAGAGCTCAATCTTCGATGATTCCTTCCCCTCATACGGATTGTATGCAGTACCTCTCTGTATGAGACCGAGGCCGAGGAACATCTGGAGGATCATCCTCGACGTCCTGTCCGGAAGGACCTCCTTGATGAAGTTCATCCACCTGTCACACTTCGCCTTCGGATTGTAGTCGTATGGGTGGTAGTATGTGACATGGTACTCGGGAGAGAACGGCATCACGTTCGGATACTTCAGACCGCTGCCGAAGTCAACCACTCCGTTGGCGAATGCAACGATGTCGAAGGTAGGTCTCAGTATGTTGTAGCACTCTATCACCTCCATGAACGACTTGTTCATCACCGTACTTATGCCTAGCATCGGAGCCATGGCCAGGTCGAGGAGCAACAGCTGGTAAGCCTGCTCAAGGACTATCTTCGGAACAACTTCGTATATCTTGCCGTTGAACATGTAGTACGAACCACCATAGTACTTCACGGGAGCCTTCTTCGCCAGACGTCTCATTGACCTGATGAAATTAGACTTCAGCTTGTTGTACTTCTCAGAGTTCGCCTTGCCCCAGTCCTGACAACGGAGCTCTTCGAAGCCGTACTCGTCATGTCTCGAAAGGTCAAGCAGCTGAGCGTGCAATGTGTCTATAGCAATACCATTTTCCATTTATGTACAATAATAATATTAATTTTCCGTTATTGTGTAGGATTACCCCCGATAAACAGGGACTTTCTGACGGATAACACGTGTCAGCTCGTCCTTACAACATGTCGACTATAAAATATCGACAATACAAAGATAAGGAAAATATCCTGAATATACGCTAAAACACTAGTATATAAAGGGTATAAATATACATTTTGGATATACATGAAATGAATATTAGATATACATTTATGGTTTTGCTCACCAATATAAAAGTTGATGTTGTCAAATGTTAAAAATAGGTAGATGAATGAATATGCATAAATATGTTTTCGGTAGCAAAAGTAATTAAACCTTACAAGTAGGTTGAAAAATCGGAAGAAAAAATTTTTAGATGAGGTGACTACCGCGCTGATTTATAGCTATAAAAGGGGTGGTGGGGTCTATAATAAAAATATTGTACAAATTATGTTGGTTTACACTATATAAACCATTGTGAAACAGTCATTTTTACACTTTTTAACGTTTGTTGGTTTATATAGTTTATAAATTATTGTAACTCCTTAAATATCAGTCACTTATAACGTATTTTAATTCCTTATTTTCGTATAATTATACACCGTGGAACACAAAAGATTATTACATATTACTTGACCCAATAAATCTTTACCATAATTATACATGTATAATTATTCACGGTTTAACATACTAAATACATTTTAACTAAAATAGTAAAGTTGTATTACATATATAGTTAAAATTATATATCCTTAACCGACATATTGGCAGTCGTAACTATCTGATTGCTAGGTAGTTACGTATTTGTAAAGATTAATGTTTATTAAGTTAAATATTTAACAAATACTGCCACCTTCATTTTGTAACCAGCTGATAATTAAATACTTAAATGTATGACACGGTGTCATGTATGTTAAATTAATTAAATCTTAACAAATACTGCCATTCTCTGTAATTGTTCCAAAATATATAACTAACTGATAATTAGGTACTTACAATATGTTAAATGCAATTTTATGCTATTTTTAAACTGGTTGTTTGGCACTCCTTTTGTTATTATATAGGTAACAAGGGGTTTTCCTTGTAAACCATTTAAAATAAATAAGTTATGAAAGAAGAATTAATAGTGAAAGGTGCTCAAGGTTACGAGCACACCAACACAAAGGTAGCTAGTTATGTAAGCGAGTGCAAAGGTAGTGCTACACTATCACAGTGTTTGGAAGTGCTTAATAGTTACCGCAAAAAGCTATTAAGCGAGTGCACCAACAGCGAAGTAGTTGAGGCTAAAAAAGCCCTTGAAAGTGCACGTGCTAACTACAATAAGTTAGCAACAAATTACGTGCTTTCTGATACTGATTACTGCAATCTACAAACAGAAGTTGTAAGAAGTGCGGTTAGTGAATATTCAAAAAAGCATAAGTTACCAAACTTCTTCGCTTGGTTTGACAACAACAACAAAGACGTGCAAACTACAATCATAGATAGTTTACAGCGTTTGGGCAGTAAGTTATGTGCTTTACATCAAGCATTTGCAAGCGGTAACAAGGTAGCTAGAAAGAAAGTAAAAACCAAGAGCGAATTACAGAAACGTATCGAGGAATTACAGGCACAACTAGCAGAATTGCAGAAGTAAACAACTAGATAGGTAGCGAAAAACTACCTATCTTTTCCCCTACATTTTCCCCATTGGCTATCTAGTAGTTAGCCAGTGGGAAATTTACACCGTACAAATTCCGTGCGGTGCGGGTCGTCGTATCCTTATTTTTCCCCACACAATTTGGTAAACCTTGTCGTGGTGTGTGGGCTTAACCTTAGAGAGAGAATTTTATTCTCCCTCAGGGGACTAATTGCCAAAATTCAAGAGAGCTATCCGGCAAACGAATCTGTAGTGATACAGAAAGGCGGGCGAGAAATCCCGTCGTGGGTAGCGAGAGAGCACAGAGCCACCACGATACCGAATGAGATGAGGCACGTGGAAAGAGCAAGAGCCGTAGCTGTGCAGTTATCGAGCGAGATGACGGACGGATAAATCATAATTCATATTCTATCGTGTGGCACACGTGGACGGGTTCCGAACGTGCCAGGCTTGTCAGTTGTGAGCCTTGTGGTTAAAATCACAATTCGTGTTGTAATGAGAGAATAACACACGTGAGGTATATCCGAAAGAGAAATCTCTCCCAGTGTGCGCCAGTACTCGTAGAAGCGCAACGCACCAAATTGGTGGTGCTCTGGAATCCATGAACGGGGACGGTAGCGAGGCAACGGAAATTAAAACGCTCGCAGCAGATTTTAATCAAGCGTGTGAACGTGTCGATTATTTGAAGCGAAGGTGTACGGAGTAAACATGAGAGAATGAAGACAATAAAAAAACGTGTCCGTACTTCCTATGGCTAAATCGGGGCGGGGAGAAATCTCCGCTCTACAATTACAAACCAACAAATTTAGAATTATGAGTACGATATCATTAGATTGCAGAGGAAAGAGAATGATGGAGCGGTATATTGCAGACTTACAGACAATATACAGCCACGTAGAATTCATGAGCTACAACGGAAAAAGACTTACCGTTGCAGTTCTAGCCTAAAAATCTGTAGCCAGTACGATAATTGTCGTGTGTGGCTACGGAACAATTACCAATAAAATTAGAATTATGACAGCGAGACAGATTATTTATGCAAGTACGATAATTGTGCTTGGATTTATTCAGAGCGTGCCGGCATTATTATGCTTGGCAAGTACGAATATTACCGTAATTCTGCTTGGAATATTTTGGGGAATTGTGCTTGGAATATTCTGGAGAAGTACGATAATTGGCAGGTGGTTCTTCAGGGAGCTGTGGAGATCCACGCTCCGCTTGGAGAATTTCATACTGCCTGGAGTTTAAGAAATTTGGAAAGTACGATAATTGTGCTTGGAAACATTCAGCCTAAAAACTGCCCGATAGATTTGGGCAGTACGATAATATAACCAGTTAAACAAAAGAATTATGGAAAAGTATATCGTAAGAAAGGGCGTACTATCTGCTGCGCTTGTATTAGTTACAAGTTTCGTGTGTGGTTTCATTGCCATCGTAGGATTTGTGCTTGGAGATTTTCAGGCAGTGTTATATTCTGCGGTTCTTGAAATGTGCGGTCTGTTTATCATCAGTGTGATGATAGATGCCATCCATCAGCAGATAGAGGATATCTATGACTAGCCAAAACTACCGCTTGGAGATATTCGGGCGGTATCTATTATTAACCAATTAAATTACAGAATTATGAAGAAGAATATTTTCGTGGCATTGTTTGCCGTAGTGTGTGTTGCATTAGTAGTTGTTTCAGTTACTCTGTACAATTGTCACAGAGCAAACGTGATGCTAAGAAAGACTGTTATTGCTCAAGCGAACGAGATTTCAGAGCTTAACGGCAGTTACACGGCAGAGGGAGCTACAACATTCGTAGGTCTCAGAAAGTAGCCAAAACAGAGAGGAGTTTCCGCTCCTCTCTTCTATTAACCAAATTATTAGAGAAATATGGATAGAATATTAAAGCAAGATTTGAGCAAGAATGAGGTTATAGACCTCTTGCGTGGAATGGACGCACAGGAAGTTGATGGAAATTTCTCTGTACATCGTGTCCTGATCAATACACAGGCGTGTGACGTATTCGGTGGAGAACCTGAGGACTCTTATCCTCTCATCCCCGGTACGTACATGGCATTGTATTACAAGAGTATTGCCGGAGACCCGTATCCGCTCTTTGAGAGAATATGTGAAAACATAATAAATGACGAGAACAAGAGCCAGACTCTCCTGAATGGCGATGGCATTATTCTGATTTTCCTGCTCAACAAGTACGAGTAGCCAAAAATGTGCTCAGGCATTTTCCTGGGCATACTATGTAAAACCATTAAACAAATCGAATTATGTTAGACAAGAAATCACAGAAGAATTTTGAGCGTGCGCTTATGCATGAGATGGAGAAGATCAAGATTGCTGCACGCCAGTGGCACAACAACAATACAAGGGGTTACAGAGATTATCGTAGCAAGGAGGCTATCTCAAAGAGTTTCTCTGAGATGCAGTATTGTGCATGAGCTGAAATGTGCGTGGCGATTGTCACGCATACAATTATTCACCAAAAATTATAGATTATGATAGATGAAGAATACAAGGAGAATGTAGAGTACATGAACTCTGTCATCCTGCCACAATTGCAGGAGACTCAGAGAGAAGTATTGAAGAATCCATCAAGGCTCACTCTTGACATCAGCGTGAGAAACGACAACGGCGAAGGGTATATCAGTTCTTTTGCCTGTGTCAGAAATAGCATGGGAGGAGAAATAACGGATACCTGTTATCCACGTTTCATCTGCGCAGACGGCAAAGAGGAGATGGACGAGCTCTTCAACGAGCTTAAAGAGTTCATCAAGAAGTACTCAGCCTGAAAATTGAGGGAGTTTTATCTCCCTCTCCTATAAACCAAAATGTAGAATTATGAGTAAATGGGTACAATTCTATCACAAGATTAACAAGTTTGACCTTGTAAACATGAGATTCACCGATGAGGTGAGCGTAGTGGAAATGGTGGGTATGGATTCTGTCATACCTATCGACGGCAGATTGAGTCTGCCATCCATACGAGCTGAGATACAGAAGAAAATCGAGAGCATGAAGAAAATCGAGAGTTTTGACCCTTGTGCGTTCTCCATCCTTACCGGTCCTACGATTCTGTGTGCTTCAGAAAGCCCGGTGTACAATCTCTAGCCAGAACTGGGCAGTACGATAATTGTGCTGCCTGCTATTAACCAAAACAGAATATATTATGACAGCAGAAGAAAAGACTCAGCTAGAGAAACTTGTAGAAAAGTATTTGAAAGAAGATGCGTACAAGCCACGAGGATGGGGAGAGAGAGCCGCAAGGAAGTTTCTCAGCGCATTAAATGGCGAGTGGCTTCTTACGTACAGCTTTAGACCAGACCCGGCGTAGTTATTTGCTACGCCTCCTATTATTAACCAATTAAATAGAATTATGACAAAGATTACAATTTCACAGAAGGGAAGTAGAACTATCTACAGAGTGAACAGAAGAATCGTGTGCTATCGTGACGGGCACAAGTATTGTGTGGGCAAGCCATCATCTGGCAGCACCCATATCGAGCTTGATGCCTTATCCGAGAATATTGCACACGAGAGATGCATTGAGATTTGTGAGCGCAGAATATCGGCAGAGACGAAATACAGCAATCCTGTCGCATACAACGCTCACAGAGTGCTGAATGCATTAGCCTAAAGATAGCCTCCGGGCTATCACTATAACCAATTAAACAAAGAGAATTATGACACAAGTTAATTTAGGAACTCGCACGGCAAATTTACGTGCAGCTTATAGCGATTTGAAAGATGGATATACCATTATCGTTGGGAAACTAAAGATGTGGATATACACTTGTAAAAGATGCGGTCCGTCGTATGGCAAGGATTATATAGCCTGCGATCATTATGGTGGGCAGTGGGCAATAGGAGTAAATTTCAAGGATTTTACAGACCAAATGCGTAAATTTGGCGAAGGAAAACTTGCTTACAACAAAGAGTGGTAGCCTAAAAACGGAGGGAGCAATCCCTCTGACATTATTAACCAATAAATTATTAAGAATTATGAAGAAAAAAGAAATGTGGAAAGTACTTGGACGTGACGATTACGCACACAAGTCTCAAGAACTGGAAAAAAAGTGCGAGGAACTAGCGAAAGCTATATGCGATAAGCTCATTGAGCTTGACATGACAGAAATCTTCATCCCTCGCTGTGGTATTACCTTCAGCGTTATTACCGTGCAAATAAGTTGTGTTAAATGCAATCTTCTTGCGCGAAAGAGTGGCACAATTTACTATTTGTTGCAAGAGTTTGGTATATGCGACATACATGCTGGTGACCTTAATGTGAAGGTTGGTCGCGTAGTAGATGCACTTAGTTTTGTTACTCACTTGGACGAGATATTACAAGAAATATCGAAGATTGAGGACAAAAAAGTCGCAGACATCGAAGCTGCTCTCAAGAGACTCTAACATCTATCATCCGTGAGCGACACAGGCGCACATCGGGTTCGAGACCCGACACGGAACAATATTAACCAAAATTACAAGAATTATGAAGAGATATTATGTATCAGTCACAGAGACTTTAAACAAGATTGTCAGCGTCGATGCCAAGAGTGAGAAAGATGCGCTTGAACAAGTACAAACAGCCTACAATGATTCTGTCATCGTTCTCGATTCCAGCAATTTTGTAAACGAAGAAATAGAGCTTGACTCTAATCAGGAGTTATATGCTGACAACGAAAAAGAGCAGGGAGGAGATGTTTATCAGCACATCGACTAGCCAAACGGGGAGAGCAATCTCCCTACCAATAACCAAAACATTATAGATATGAAGAAAATCGAGGTAGGAATGAGAGTGTACTGTGACATACATTCTCAGTCAAAGGAGCACACCGTGACTCACGTTTCAGAGAAAAGAGGATTCGCGGGAATTGATAACGAGTTCTGGTGGCCTATAGACCAGTGTTTCCCTTGCGATGAAGTAACATTGCCTAAAAAGCGCAGCTAAGGACTGCGCACAATAACCAAAACAAGAAGAATTATGAATGAAGACAGAATCCTAGAGATGTTCTTTGAGAAAGCCAGATGGCAGTATGCCATTGAGAAAGGCTTATTCAAGGACATGAACAAAGCAGTAATGTATCGGCTTACAACGCCAGAGGCTCGTCTGGCTATGTATCAGAGGATCAAGAGCGGTAATTACAAGATAATGCCGCCACACACAGCAAAGATTCCGAAAGACAACGGAGATTTCCGTACGGTCTACGTGAATGAAAATGTGGACAGAATCCTACTGAGCATCGCCAACGACCTCTTGTTTGAGCTGATGCCAGAGATGGTGCATCCACGCTGCACGTCGTACCAGAAAGGTATCGGCTGCGGTCGTGTGGTGCAAGATGTGTCTCGGATAATATACTCAGCAGAGGGAAAAATCATCGGGTGGAAAGGTGACTTCTCCAAGTACTTTGATTCTGTGCCTATTCGGTTCATCGACTGGGCATTCGACAAGGTAGAGGAGAAGTACGGAAAATCTGCGCTGATAGATGTCATTCGTGACTACTATCACACAGACATCTATTTCGATGAGGACAACAACCTCTGTGAGAAGTATCAGTCCCTCAAGCAGGGATGTTCTGTTGCTGCATGGCTGGCTGATGTCATTCTCTATCATCTTGACGACAAGCTATCTAAGCTTAACGGATATTACGTCCGCTATTCAGATGATACGCTGTTTGTCGGTGAAGACTATGAGAAAGCCATGGATATCATGAAGAGCGAGCTGGAGATGATGCAGATGACGCTCAACCCGAAGAAGGTTGAGTATCTTGACGCTAATCATTGGTTCAAGTTCCTCGGATATTCCATCAAGGGTCACAATATCTCTCTGTCGTCCACACGTATCAAGACCTTCCAGAAGGAGATTGAGAAGAGGACGATAAAGAAACGTGATACTACGATGACGAAAGCCATCAATGCCGTAAACAGGTATCTCTACAAGGGGTACTGCGATTATTCCTGGGCTACTCAGGTTCTTCCGGTCATAAACGTGAAAGAGGATATCGACAAGCTCAACGCCTTCGTCATGGACTGCATCCGTGCGGTCAAGACAGGCAAGAGAAAGGTCGGTGGTCTCGGATACGTGAAGACTCAGACTGTAGGTTGCATAGACCGAGGTCGTGGCAGGAACGTGAAAGCAAACAGAAGTAAGACAGAGAGCGAAATCAAGGGGTATCTATCAATCGGTTGCGCACAGAATGCCTTGCGAACGAGCAGGGCAGCGTACAACACATTGGTGAATACTCTGTAGATGTAGCTTCCAGCGCAGGAACTGTTGGAATGAAGATGTGGTTTAAACATCCGGTCTCGAAGATCGCGGACAGCATCTCATAATCTGAGATGGTCCAGCGATCCTCTCCACCAGGATATTATCAAGCTAATATAGCCATGCGCAGTATCTTCTGACCGACAGACTCTGTATCCGAGCACACGGACGTGGGAGAAGGACGGGCGAAGATTCAGGCGATGCCTCGTATAACATCATCTGAACATCCGACAATGCATGGATGTTCGTATGACGAACAAGGCGTAGCTCATCAACGAAGTACAGAAATGTGCCAGTCCGTATGACTTCCACCGGTGGCGCACACCACCAATCCCTGATGGATGGCAATGTTTAATACCACAGGTTCTCTTAACCAGAGTAGTTAATCCATGGAGTCCTGGATTAACTATTCTGGCGAATCCTGTGTCAAATCAGAATCATAAAGTTATTGTGCCGAGCCATCGGTCAGGGAATTACCCTAGCACGAGGGTAGTCTTCAGAGGGGAGATTATTTATGAGTGTCTGTTTCCATGCCGCCGGCCTCCCGGAACACTATCCGGTACTCCGGCGGCTTTCAACAGCCCTCGAATCAAGCTGTTATAGCTACGTGCCACGCTCTCAGATGAAGACAACGTTATTGCCAAACGAGGTACACGAGGAGGAATTCTTTATATCACGAGCTTTGTAACTCGCGGGGAGGCATCCTTAGAACAACGATGCTCCCCGCGATATCAGCTCCCTCAATCGCCAAGATAGAGGAAGGCAACAGACCTATGAGTGTACCTACAAACAACCATGTGAATTGCATCACGACTTATCAAGAGTATGAGGTTTAATATCCCGTGGATTGGATCAAGAGCATATATCCATGCAACATAATACATGAGATAAGTCATGCGCATTGCAGCGATGTCTGACAAGTTCTGAGTGTTCATCGAGCGTTTCATTGATTCTGAAGCCAAGGATGTGGAAGCATTCGCTTCCTGGAGGTTGGCTTCATAACAATGCCACGCCCTTAATCGAAAGCTTAAAGCAATGCAACGTATCAGGTTGAGTCAGACTAGGTTATTGCGAGCCGAATGGTGCGCAAGGAGAATAGATTGTACAATACGGTATCAATCATCCTGAAGATCCAGGTGGTTACCTGGATCTGTCAGGACTTAGATACAGTATTTATCAAGACCTTATAGTTACGCAACAGATTCTCTGAGCGCACTCCTATTAACCAATATTTTAGAATTATGAACAGTAAATTACTTAAGAAGCTTGAGGAAATCAAGAAAGAGTACTGGGAATCCGAAGTTTGCATGGGCGAGATGCTGGACTCTGTGAGCGCAGACGGATTCTCTATCGAGGAGGCTCACTGGTTGTATATGCGTGCAATGGAGTGGGCGAACGGAGATAAATTCTATATCCACATCGGAGAAGACGAAGATGTACTGAGTAAGGATGAACTCGAAGAAGCCAATTTGATAGTGCTACAATAAGCACTATCCCTATTAACCAATACAATAGAATTATGACATACGACGAGATTATCAATGCAGTTGAGAATGGTGCTAAGTTCACCATCAACTTCCAGAAGAGAACATGTAGAGTGAACGGCAAGGTAGTAATGTCCGAGGAAGACAAGCCGAAAGACACACCTTACCTTACACCCGAGGTTGTATTTGTAGGAATCGAGCAGAGATATGCAGCGTACAAGCATTCTGTGCCTTCGGAGCGCTCTGAATCACATCGTCACTACTACTTCAAGGCTTTACCTGAGAAAGAACTCTCAGACGAAGATATGATGTACGGAGAGCGACGTGAAGTGGCGAGGTGCAAGCTGGAGCTGTACGTTCTTATGCAGCTACTCAGAGGCAACCTCTGGTGGGACAACTCATGGGGAACATGGTTCTGGTGTTCAAAGAACGATAAGGACCTGATTATCCTCAGAGACTGGATTGAGCCAAACAAGGGTGGGGCGTAAGCCTCATCCACTAGAGTTAAATAAATTTTTAGTAACCAATTTAAAATAATTAGAATTATGAAGCAGATTGTAACAATCACTGGCGAGAACTTGAACATCGTAACTAACAATGTAGAGGCTACAGCAGCTACCGGTAAGAAGACCAAGGCGCAGATGCGTCTCGAAGCTCTGAAGGCAGCAGGCGTTGACGTTAGCAAGTACTTCCCTCTCGGTGATGACCAGCTTATCAAGATCGAGAATGGTGCAGCTGTCCCTGTTGATATGGACGATACAACCATCGATGCGGTAGGCAAGCAGATTGTCGAGGGTGGATACGTAAGTAACTGGAAGCTGTTCCGTCGCTGGGTGATGAGCCAGATGTTCCACATGTTGCGAGACATGGATAAGAACGGACTCACATTCAATGCGGTATTGCAGCGCAAGGGCTACGAGTACCAGTGGCGCATGCTGGAAAATGAGCTCTATGCTCAGATGAAGATGGAAGCTCACGGGGATCATGACAATGCCGACGCGAGAAAAAGATGGTTCGGAGGCTTTGTCGCTAGCGAAATGGCTTACGATTACATCGATAAGCTCCGCAAGTACGTGGACGACAACCTTACTTGGAAGGTCAAGAAAGACGCGAACGGAAACAAGAAGAAGACTTTCAAGCATACCTGCAAGGGCAATCCTTACGTGCGCCTTCAGAACAAGGACATCTTCGTTTCCGACTTGGAGAAGAAGGTATTTGTACCTCTCTGTGACCTTGCGCGCAAGATGTGCGACAGCAAAACCTACAAGGAAGTCTACGATGCCGTTCACGAGTTCAACAAGAACCGCAAGCATCTCGCATGGGACACCAAGCAATCAGATGTATTCATCAATGCCTACAAAGGTTCTGGTGCTTATTACACCATGCGTAACCTTATCATGTTCCACGGAGCAAGATTCCTGAAGAGCGGGCGAAAGATGTCAGAAGCCAACTCGTTGAAGGAGCTTGAGTCTAAAGCAAAGCTCTATGATGAGCAGGGTTGGAGAATGCTCGGTGTTCTCAAGCAGCTTATCAAGGAGTCCGGTATTAACATCCAGGGTAAGATTGATGAGTGGAAGAAGTAATCACCAGTAGAACGTAAGGTTCGCCGCCTGTAGTATGGTGACCCGGCAAGAATTCACAAGAGCTTCTTCAACGAAGGATCTCCTCCAGTTACTACTGGAGGTAATCCTTCAATCTAAGCTCTCTAGATCAAACTTTTAGAGTAAGGCGCGAGCCGGGAGCCATTCTAGCCAAAAGTCGGTTACTGATTCGGTAACCGATTCAATGTCTAACCAATAAAATTAAGGATTATGAAAGAGATTAATGTAGACACAAGGAAGTATATTAAGGCTCCTATTGATGGAAAGAATGTCGTTGAGGAATCACTTCTCGATGCTATCTTTGATGATTCGCAATATCTTAGCAACAAGTTCTCCCTGGGATTTGTCGGTGGTGTACCTACAATGATAGAGTACAACGGAAACTACCTATCTATCAAGAAGCTATGCCCGTGGAGTACATCAGAGTGGGGTAGAGAGATTATCAAACGACTAACAGGCGAGTCCAAGAACAACATATATTGTTACGAGACGAAGCAATATCTCGATGAACGTCAGGCAGAGCCTTTAATCTATACATTCTTTCTGAGTACAGGCTACCTTACTGTAAGATTTCACTACAATGTAAAAGTAGATGAAGATTAGCCAAACATGTCAGTCGTTAACAGCGGCTGACTCCTTATCATAACTAGATTTTGTTTAAATGGTTCAAACCGGTCTGTCGTGAGACACGCCGGTTTTTTGTTCCCCAAGTATTAACCAATTAAATTAGAATTATGAGTAGAAATTACTGGACATTAGGTAAGGAAGGAATGAAGACTCGTCTGTCAAAGGCACAGGCAGCTTATGAGAACGCAGTAGAGAACGTCAGCGACTTGCATGTCAAGATCAGTGATGGCAACACAAAATTGGGAGCAATCCCATCCGTGTCGCTCATTCCGGTCATGGATTGCGGTAACTGTGCAATCTGTTCGAAGAGCTGCTATGACCTCCGCAACGATATGATTTACAAGGATGTTATCAAGACGAGAACCATCAACTCTGCAATCTACCATGAGGATCCCGAACGATACTTCAAGGAGATTGATGACTACCTCAACTACCGCTATCCTAGAGCATTCCGATTCCACATCGGTGGCGACATACAGGACAAATGGTATCTTGACAAGATGTGCGAGATTGCTCGCAAGCATAAGGATACCAAGTTCCTGGCGTTCACGAAAATGTTCGATGTGTGTAACGAGTACCTTGATGAGGGCAACGTCATTCCCGAGAACATGCATATTCTATTCAGCGGATGGCTAGGTCTCAAGATGGATAACCGCCACGGATTCCCGGAGGCGCATCCTATCTTTGAGAGTGGAACGTCTGCTCCGGAAGGAACACGCCTTTGTACCGGAAACTGCACAGAGTGCCTGAAGGAAGACAGACTATGCTGGTCCATCGGGAAAGGTCAGGCGGTAGGATTCCTTGCACACTAGCCAAAATCCTCGTCAGTAATGACGGGGGTACTATGTTTAACCAATTAAAATTTTGTGAATTATGGCAGTAGCAAGAATCGTTAACGTTAATGAGATCTTGAAGGCAAAGGGCTTGAAGCCTAAGGTGTTCAATCTGAACATATTCTGTAGCGTTGTTTCAGATTTCTTTATGACACATGAACCAAAGGAAACAATTTTGCTTCTCCCGAAGAGGTTCCTTGATATGGATAATCCACCAGAGGGAGATTTCATTGAAATGCTGGACGTAAGCATCTGGAAGAAGAAATCGGAAGACCCCGACGACCCATTCGACTTCATCGACTATCAGTTTATGGTACGGAATAAGATGATGAGACCGATAATCTTTGTCAACGAGCCTTTTCTGACGGAAGCCGCTCTCTCTCTGAGAAACATCTGCGGATATTCCGTCACGGGCAGAACACGAAAGAAGAAGAAGGAATATATCGTGTCTCTGCCGGTGTAAAGCCGAACAAGGCGTGGAACATTATTGTTTCACGCTCCCAGTATTAACCAATTAAAATTAAAGATATGAATGATTTTTTAAAATTAGCTGAGGAATTAGACTGGAGTTATAATGTTGACGATACACCTAACGAAAGAGGTGAGGTTTGCGTCGAGTTAGAGAAGTATTCCCCACAAGACCAAGACTTCATCGCCACAATTTGGTTCGAGAATGGCAATAAGTCTGACTTCATGGATAAGTTGTATCAATATTATAGCGACTTCGATCCTGACGAGGAAGCCAGTAAATGGATTGGCGATGATGGACATGGTGCTAACGGCGCGCCATACAAATTATCGGATATTTTGCAAGATATGGAGGATTGCAAGGATATGCTACTAGATTTATGGCACGAGTATTTTTACGATGAGTACCCAGAAAATCGTCCAAATGAGACCGACGAAGGGAAGCGACTCGCAGGAGAAATCGAGGAGAAATCCGGAAAGCATTACCACTCGTGCTCTCTACAGAATTATCCGAGCGGTAAGTACGGCGTTATCATTGATGGCTGCCAGAAGTTTCTATCGGAATGCAAGGAAGAGACATTAGCCTATATGAAAGGCGTGCTTACGGGCCTTGATATCGAAAGAAAAGACTAAGCCAAACAAGCCTGCCGGGAACGGTGGGCATCAAGTCAAACCAAAATATTAAGATTATGAAGAGAAAAGTATTGAAAGACAAGATTGATGAGTTGCGTTCAACAGCAAAGATGGAGCTTGCATGCACCATCCGTGAGATAATGAGAGAGCGCGGAATCCTAAGCAAGGAACTTAAGAACCCGGTTAAGTGCAGCGACGGACTTTTCGAAGCTGTCCTCATTGAAACTAACGGCGAGGATACCGCTATTCCGACTATCACGCTACGTATGATGAGCTACAAAAGAGTGGTGAAGAGAGTATCCCCTATGGATTTTGAGATGGACTTCGAGTCGCTCGCCAGTATTGCCTACGAGCTAAACAACGAGCTCGAAAGTTAATTTAGCGTTAAAAACGGCAAAGATGATGGTTTATTTTATAAACTTTCAGTATCTTTGCCACTAGTAACCAAAATATTAGAATTATGACAGAAGAATTAAGAATCAAGACAAGAGACTGGGAACGACTGTTGAGTCCCGTTCAGCAGGAGAAGTACAAGCTCGCTATCAAGCAGGGATGGTTCTCTGACTATCACAGCAACGCATGGAGGCACAGCACCTTCTATGGAGCCTATATCTGGAAGAATCCGAAGTACATCAAGGTCGTTCGAATGTTCGAGGAGCTGTTGGGGCATAAACCACTGTGGGAAGACATCACTGACGACAACCTCCGCGACCTCTTTGAGAAGATCAAGGAGAACTATGCTCCAAACTCCGCAAAGACCGTATGCGCCACCATCAAGGCAGTGATACGTGAGAATGACGCGACGAAGGAGATTAACAGCCCTACGTTCGGAAAGATACTCAGAACGAAGGCTGTTCCTGTCCAGTCCGTCTATCTCTCGGATGAGGAGATAGATAGAATCATCAATTACAATCCGAGGGGACAGACTAGGAGATATGTCCAGCGCATGTTCCTCATGGAATGCCTCTGTGGAGCACGCTACAGCGATTGTCAGAGAATAACTCCTGAGAACATCGATGATACCGGATATTTTCTTGTGTATGTGGCACAGAAGACCAAGACGGAAGTAAGAGTCCCTCTTCACAAGAAGCTCCGTCCGTTCCTGGTATGCGGCACGGGCGTTGAGCCCCTTCCTGGAGAAATCAGCGAGATGACCTTCAACCGAACTCTTCGTGACATCTGCCGTGATTGCGGAATAGATGAGAACACGAAGGTGTTCCATGCAGGTAAGGAAGAGACCGGAAAGAAGTACCTCTTCATCTCTTCACACACCGGCAGACGTTCGTTCGCCACGAATCTCTCCAAGAAAGGCGTACCATTGGAACAGATTGCCGTTATGATGGGGCATACTAGTAACGGTAAGCCTAATATCCAGATGACGCAGCGGTACATCGTTGGTAAGACCGAGATTGACAGCAGTACCCTGAGACTGTTTGGTGTATACGATAAGGATCTGGATGATGGTCTAGATGAGGACCAAGCTAAAACTGGAGATGGCCATTAGCCATCTCCTGCTATTGTTTAACCAATTAAATAACGAATATGGCAGAAGATAATAAAAAAGAACTCATCAATGAGTGCCAGGAAAAGTATGCCGAGCTTATAAAGCAGACGGTCATAAAGGCACTCACAGGCGAGATTTCTACGAACTCCGCTATGGTAAAGGAATTGGAGTCACTGAACTTCCAATACCACGAGGAGATGGACGAGTACGACGATACGGCGCCTGACCTTAACCCGGAGTTCATAGAAAACTTCAGGCAGGCAGAGAATACTGGCAAGAATGTTTCCGTTGAAGCGCAGGAATACCTTCTTGCCCTCGGCATGTGCGAGAAGATGTTCAACCAGAAGATATGGGTCAACGAAGATGGCCATATATGCGACGAAGACGGTAACAGACTTTCCGCTGATGGTGAGCATCGGGTATTCGATATCATCAAAGGTGGAAAATGATATACTTCTAGTTTTCATAACTAGATTTGTTTAAATGGTTTTCCTCTCTTGCCCGTGAGGGTAGGAGGGGATTTTTAAAACGGCCCCGATTAGCCAAAAATAGGGAGCTTCGGCTCCTGCAATTATTAACTTTTTAAAAATAAGAGTTATGGCAAATTGGGCATCAACAAGCTATCGTATTGAAGGCAACCAGAAGGATCTTCAGGAGTTAAACGACCTTTGCAAGGCGTTTATGAACAAAGAGCGTCCTGTAATGGAGGAAGGAGCGTCTGAGAACTGGGAAGGAAACATTATCCTGGCTCTTGGCGAGGAAATTGGTGACAGCTACATTCGTGGATTCATCCAGTATCTTGAGCTGTCAGATGGTCTCTTGAGCATCGATTCAGAGGAGGCATGGGGAGCAACGGACTTTAATAAGCTCCTCGAAAAACGCTATGACGGCATGAAGGTGTATTTCATAGTGGAAGAGGAAATGTGTGAGGTCTATGCTACAAACGACGCAGAAGGCAAATACTTCAACTGTCGCTCTGTATTGACTTCGTATGTAGATGGAGAATATCACAGAGAAGAGTTTAAGAATAAAAACGAGGCTTTAAAGTATGCAGCGAAACTCATTGGTCGTGATTCTGTCACAAAGTTAGAAGTTGCAAAGTGGAACGAGGAACGCAAGAATAAAGGCGTTTTTGAATACATAAACATCAATGGATGTGATATTATTGACGAGTAATAATTTAAGCCCTACGCATCACGGATAAGCGGAAAGAATATGGAGAATATATTAGAAAAGACGGTGAAGGAAAATGGAAATATCGACTTTAGCGAATTAAGTTGGAAGCAGGTCGTTGCACTCCTGAACGCCTGGGATTCCAGCTTCGCAAGAAATGAGAACACGTCGTTCTCGGAGATGGTGAAGCGATGCTATAAATCACGTCCATGGCATGAGAATGCGAATATAATCTATTTGCATCGAGATAACAAGAAAACTACCATCCTCCCTCACGCCTGTTATAACCTCGACGAAGCAGAGGAAAACATGATATTTAATTTGCTCAAAAAGCAATTAAAGTGAATCTCTACGGATGCAGTAGAACGAAAAAGCCCCGACCTAAGCCGGGGCTACCACAGACCATTACAGTCTGACATCTACGATAGTAGAAATTTGCTCTATCAAGAGCGTTTAAATCCACAATTCCGAAGAATTGACCGTCAACGGAAGTATATTTTTATTTCTATTCCATAAAGGTTCGATTAAAGTCTTCCGAAGACATGTGCAAAGATAGTGGATTTATTTCAGAAAACAATATTTCTTCAACAACAATTAACGAATTTAACTTATATGTACAAAGTCATAAGTACAGAACATCATTTTTATCCTCATGTCGTGCTAGAATTGCAGGATACCGCCACCAAAGAGACAAAGTGGTGGTGCTACGCTGACTTTCATGACGAGGACCTGTGCAAGGAGCTTGGGGTGAAGGACCTTACCGGTTGTACCCTTGACAAACAGCCAAGTCACGGGACCTGGATATCCAAGGAGGATATAGGGCATCTGTAATCGCAGGTTCTCATACGACTAGCCGCTTATCACTTAACAGATAGGCGGCTATTTTATTAAAAGTCACCACTAAAAGCACACCGAAAAACGCTCTTTTTCTTAAAAAGGGTTAATGTAAATATTCTGTACTTTAATAAATAGCACAAAATATTGTTTTTACTCTAATCGAAACATTAAAACAAATCAGCACTTTCGAGAGTTTTGTTTTTACTTTTTACTTGAATGAGCGGATTTTTTACACAAATCAGGCATTTGGAGGGTAAGAATAATCGTCGTATCTTTGCAGTGCTTGTTAGAAGTCGCGCGCTAGCAAATAAATAAGATTATCTGAAGTTGACTAGCTCAACTACAACGATATACCCTATCCAAAGTTTGGAGCGCGACCCAGACGGCGGATAGGGTTTTTCTTTACCCTATCTCAAAGTTCCAAGCAAAGACATACGAGGTTCAATCCGTGCAGTCCTCTTCGGGGTTATCGACCGATATATAAAACTGCTCTGTCAGGTAAGTTACATTATGGTTGTGTAAATCCCGCAACGTGTCACCTCACGACGGGTGCCCATATCAGAAATGAGAAAGCCAACCATAACGAGCAAAGCTCTGTGGGTATCAGAAGACTTATGCTGGCTTTACAAGGAGTACGAACTACTATGGTATATTATATATATTGTAGTTGATAAAAATTCTGGTTCGGCTCGCTTGGCTATCCCATATTTCTTATGGGTATAGAGGTGTTATATACATAAACAAAATATTGAGATTATGAACAAGAAACTTAGATTGCTGGTGACTGCAAAGTGTCACAACAAGTGCCCTATGTGCTGCAACAACCAGTTCGACTTCGAGAAGATTCCGGTAGTTGACAGATTGGACTATGATGAGATTAGTATCACTGGTGGAGAACCTCTTCTGCCGGATTGCAACGGAAAGACAATGTGGCTTGCTCACGGAATCAGAAACGTATTCCGTACGCTCGGAATCCCAGCGCCAAGACTTTTCCTCTATACGGCATGGGTTGATTACAGAACACTCCGCAATCGCAGCTATGACTTCGACGGAATCTGTCTCACGCTCCACAGCAAGCTCGATGTGGTAAAGTTCGTTGAAATGAACGATGTGATGCTCAGACATAAGAAATACAGATGGAACGACAATGGTTTCAATCCTGACTGCTCCCTCCGTCTCAACCTCTTTGCAGACATGAAGGCTCTTCTCCCTAAGGACATTGACCTGTCTATGTGGAAAGTGAAGGACATGGAGTGGGTGAAGGATTGCCCGGTTCCGGATGGAGAGGACTTCCGAAGAATCAAGGAGCTGTTCTAGTGGATAATTTTTAATATTTAAATAATATGAGTGTAAAAAACATTATTTTGGCATCAGTACTCGCAATAGTAGTACTCGCCGCAGGTTCAGTTATCGGTTGTTATTTCCATTACAACAACCAGGAAATCTCACTTCGCCAGCAGTCAGAGGCTCAGCGTGGCAAGATTGAGGGTGTTCACGACAAGATGTGGAAGGTTCTTCAGCAGAAGGCACAGGTTACGGATGAGTACAAGTCCGCATTCGAGTCCATCTATCCGAAACTTATCGAGGGCAGATACTCAAAGGGAGACGGCTCGCTTATGAAGTGGATCAAGGAAAGTAATCCTAACTTCGACGTTTCGCTATACAAGGACCTCATGCAGTCCATAGAGATTCAGCGCTCCGAGTTTCAGACATCACAGGAGAGAATGCTCGATATCATCCGTGAGCACGAGACGCTCGTGAAGACATATCCGGCAAAATGGTTCATCTCCGATACGAAACCTATCGAATACAAGGTTATCTCCTCATCCAAGACAAAGATGATCATGCAGCTTGGAGAGGATAACGACGTAGACCTGTTCAAGAAATAACGGCTTATGGAAATATTCATATTTCTAATCCCATTCGTGGTTGCTGCTTTCCTGTTGATTTTCTTCAGGAAGCAGACCACCTGGTGGGAATACGCAGTACTCATTGTTCCTTCCATCCTCATAGGCATCCTCATGGAGTTCGTGTTCAAGCAGTCCAATGCTGCCGACACGGAGTATCTCGGAAGCTACGTGACAAGAATCCGTCATTACGATGCCTGGAATGAGTACATACACCGCACGTGTACAAGGACCGTTGGAAGCGGAAAGAATCAACGTACGGAAACGTATGATTGCTCGTATGTTGACTATCACCCTGAACGTTGGACTTATTTTGATGCTAGAAATAAAGAGGAGTACTTCATGACAGACAACGAGTTTAATGTAGTCAGAAAGATTCTTGGAACCCAAAGTGTGTTCATTGATATGCACAGGGATTACTACACTAAGGATGGTGATGCTCAGGAATGGGCGTGGGATGGCTCCATTGAAAACTCGTACACATTATCTTCCGAGCATGATTACAAGAATAAAGTGAAAGCCTCACGTTCTATTTTCAAGTTCGAGGATATAGATTATCAGCAGGCGCGAAAGCTTGGACTGTTCGAGTATCCGGATATCGTTCTTTATGACCAGAACCCAGTGCTTGGACTGAAGATTCCGAAGAACCAGGAGAAGGCGATGAGATGGCTGAACGGATACTATGGCGAGCGGAAGCAGTTTAGGGTGTTCGTCCTGTTCTTTATGAACAAGCCGGAAGAAATCGTTGAAAAGCAGCGCTCATACTGGCAGGGCGGAAACAAGAATGAACTTGTCGTGTGCGTCGGTATTGATAAAAACAAAAATGTCAAGTGGTGCAACGCATTTTCATGGTGTGATAGCCCGGTCGTAGGCGTTAAGAGTAGAGACTGGTTTATGAGCAATCCCGTAAATCTCGAAAAGTACGCAGAGTATATCGGTCCAATCGTAGAAAAGGAATGGCGCAGAAAGAACTTCGAGGATTTTGATTATCTTACCATAGAGCTTACCGACGGGCAGTACTGGGCCATCATTATTCTCTTGCTGATATTCAATATCGGAATGAGCTTCTGGATTGTAACCAATAATTATAAAAACGATTTGTAGCGTATGAAAGAAAGACTAAAAATGATTTTCGACCGCATCGACATCTTCGTCGTGTGCATTATCTTCGGGTGTTGCCTCACAATAGCGGAGGTATTCATAGGAACCTGGGGAGGATTTGTTCATTGCTTTATAATGACATTCCTCATTACCGAAGTCTGCTACACCCTCCGCTGCAACGAGAAGCTGAAGAAGGAGCTAACGAAGGCGCAAGCCGAATTATGGTTCGAAAAAGAACTCAATATCAGAAAGGAGGCATTTATTACCAAGTATAGCCTCGTTATTGACCTTTGGAGGGCAAAGTGGAAATATGAGAACGCAAAGGTAAGTTTTATAAAACGAGAAATTACCTCAAAAGAGTTCATTGCAGCAATGGGTGATACGGAGGAGAAAATACACGATATTTCAAATAAAATCGCTATCGCTGACTTTGAACTTAAGAAACTATACGAGAGGAAACAATAATATCTTTAATATACCCCCACGTCATTTCCAGATGGCGTGGGGATTTTCCTTGTTAACCGTTAAGATAGTCGATGACTTTTCGGTTCGCCTCGTCTATCTTCTTATTGTCGAACTGAATATAGAGCGAAGTCGTGTCGCTATCCCACTCACTATGGCCCAGAGCCTTGCCGATAACTTCCTTCGGAATATCAATGCTCGCCGCTATGGTGGCCCAGCTTCTTCTGGCAGTGTACCATATTATATCCTTGTGAAGTGGCTTAATTTCCTTCTTGATCAAGGCGCCACGCTTGTTCTTCTTCATTTCTGTTGGTCCGATTCTCTTCAGGTAATCTCCTAGCGTTCTTCTGAAGCTTGATTCCTTTGTTCCGTCATCCAGGATGCACAGAAGATGATTCTTTCCCTTATACTTCTTAATGATTTCCATCGCTTCCGGCTCAACCTTGATGTCGTAGAGCCTGCCTGTCTTGTTGCGCTTGTACTGGATGCGCCCTTTCTTGATGCAGTCAGCAGGAAGTTCGAGCAGGTCGGAGAGGTTGATGCCTATCAGATAGAACCCGAGCATGAACAAGTCACGGTACTTCTCCATGAAAGGCTCTACCGGAAAGTCGCGATACTCCCTCATCTCCTCGGCGTTCAGATACAGGTACTGCTGTCGCTCTGTCTTGATAGAGAACTTACGGAAAGGATATTTGGTGGTAATCTCGTTGTCTATGGCCCAGTTGAACACCGTACGTATGTTTCTGAGGTCGATGGCTATTCCACCGCTCATACGACCCTTCAGAAGCTCATGCGCCTGGAATCTCTCAAGCCAGTCCCTGTCTATGCTGTCGAAGTCGGCATGCTCATCGAAGGATTCAATCCTCTTCCTTGTTCTTAGAAATATCTCCTTGGTACTATCCTTAGCCTTGGTCTTGATGAACTCATCGATGTAGTAGAGGATATTCTTCTCTACGGATGCTGTCCTTCCGTTTATGATGGCTTTGATTTCGTCCTTCATTCTTGCTATAGGAAGATCGGTATTCATATAGACATATTCTTCCACGGACGCAAATAGCCTTGCTAGCATGGCCGTCTTGGCTCTTGCGTTCGGAACACTCTTCGGGAATACCATCCCGCTGAACTTGACGGTACTCGTGATTCCGGTATAGACCTGGAATCTCTTTCCCTGATAACTGATGATGAAGAAAACCTTTAGGGACTTTCCTTCAACGTATGTCTTGATGCTATTCATACTTACTCACAGATTTTACTCAAAACTCAATTTTACTCACATATTACTCACAAAACTACTCACATTGGCGTACATTATGCACGTTTTTGTACCTATTTTATGGGTGAAAATGATGGATTTTACTATGTTTTTAATGGTGAAAAATGATGTAAGTGGTTGATTATCAGTATTTGAGCGAGATACGGGAGTCGAACCCGCCTCACAGGCTTGGGAAGCCCGTGCACTAC